GTGAAAGCCAATCCTAAACTATTTAGACGAGCATTCGGTATGGCATATGATAGATTCTTTCATATAGACCAAGATGACGATTTTGATTATACTGATTATAGTATGCGTCAGGGTGAGCGTGGTCTGGAGGAAGAAAAACAAAAAGGTGTGGACGGTAAAGCCTGCTGGAAAGGCTATAAGCGTATGGGCACTAAAAAGAAAGGTGGACGTACTGTAGACAACTGTGTTAAAATGGAAAGCACAGATTGGTATCAACTTAGACTTACTACGCTACTTAACGAAAAACTTAAAAAATGAACTACTGGCGGCAAGTCAAAATAAACAGTTCACATCTGATTAAACCTTCAGACGAGGATTGTATACTTCCTCCAAATGATCCTGCTTATGAACTAGCGAAGATTCAGTACCTAGCAGGATTAGGATACACTCCTCCCCTACAAGAAAATATAGATAAAAACATTAGCCACACTGCGGCAGAAAATGCTTGTATTATGCGAGAGAAAAATATTCGACCCGGAACACCAGAATGGTTTAAATTATGGTTTAGTTTACCATATCTAACAGGCGAGAAAAAAGTCTAAAAGTACGGCCACAGGTTGCCCGCTCGTCTGCCAATTCGTTGATACCCCAAGAAGAAAAGTGGAAAAATCTTGAGTCCAGGATCTCTGTGCCGCCACTTTAACAACCGTACAAAATATTTAAACCATTTCATTTGACAATTAAGTATACATAACATAAAATATTAATCTAGGAGATAAACTATGAGTAAATCATTCGGGGCCCCAGAACAGGCTAAAATTAAACAAATTGTATCTGAGGGCGTTACTGTAATGCAAGAAATACAAGACCTTACAGAGGGTCTAAATGAAACCATTAAAGCTGTGGCAGAAGAGCTAGATGTAAAACCCAGCGTTATTAGAAAAGCTATACGTATTGCTCTAAAAGATCAATGGGATCAAGTTTTCCGTGAATTTGATGATCTTGAAACTATTGTAGATATCAGTGGTCACGCTAACCGACGTGAGGATTAATGATATTAGATCTATTCAAACCAACATTCGATTGGATACGTGATGACTTTAAGTCTCATAGAATTCGCTTTATTGTTGAGTTGCTTGCTTGGGCTGCTAGTATTGGTTGCAGTATTACTATGGCAGTCACAGTTCCCGAACCACCGCTTCTTGCTTTATATCCTATTTGGATTGCTGGCTGTGCCATGTATGCTTGGGCTGCTTGGACTAGGAAATCTTTTGGTATGCTGGCTAACTACCTACTGCTGACTACAATTGATACCGTAGGACTGGCAAGGATGCTAAATATTTTTTGAGAAAGGTCCTGCGAGCCATAAATCGCAATAAGAAGGTCAGTGGGCCATAAACCACGAGGAGAAAATTAATGAGTTATGTTGACGGCATTTGGGACCGTGATAATGACATTGTCAAAATTGTAGAGCGAGACCCTAAAAAAGGTCGCTTATATCAAGAATATCCCGCAAAGCACTTATTTTATTATCCAGATCAAAAAGGAAAGTACAAATCCATATATGGAGAAAATCTTTCTAGGGTAGTATGCAAAAATTTTAAAGACTTTCAAAAAGAACTTAGAATCCACAGCAATCATAAATTATATGAAAGCGATATTAACGTAGTCTTCCGTACCCTAGAAGAAAACTATTTAGGCAAAGATGCCCCAAAACTAAATGTAGCATTTTTTGACATCGAGGTAGATTTTGACCCTGAAAGAGGTTATGCTAGTCCTGATGATGCGTTTATGCCTATCACTGCCATAGCAGTTCATTTGCAATGGTTAGATACACTAGTCTGTTTGGCTATTCCTCCTAAAACACTGAGTATGGAACAAGCTAAAGAGCAGGTTAAAGATTTCCCTAATACTATATTATTCGAATCAGAAGCAGAAATGCTAGACACATTCTTAAATCTTATTGAAGATGCAGATGTGCTCAGCGGATGGAATTCAGAGGGTTTTGATATTCCATACACTGTGAATCGGGTTATTAAAGTTCTCAGTAAAGAAGATACTAGACGCTTCTGCTTATGGGATCAATTGCCTAAAAAACGAGAGTATGAAAAATATGGGAAACAGGCCGTTACTTATGACCTTATTGGTCGTGTCCACCTTGATAGCCTTGAGCTGTACAGAAAGTATACCTATGAAGAACGTCATACTTACAGACTTGACGCCATCGGAGAAATGGAGATAGGCGAAAGTAAAACTGTTTACGAAGGCACACTTGACCAACTTTACAATAATGACTTTAGAAAGTTTATTGAATATAATAGACAAGACTGTGCGTTACTTAATAAATTAGACCGTAAATTAAAGTTTATCGATCTAGCTAATACAATCGCCCATGAAAATACTGTTCTGTTACAGACTACAATGGGCGCTGTAGCTGTTACAGAGCAGGCCATTGTTAACGAAGCGCATCATAGAGGTTTAATTGTACCTAGCAGACCAAGACGCGATGAAAATATCGATACACAAGCCGCTGGCGCCTATGTTGCGTATCCTAAGAAAGGACTCCATGATTGGATTGGAAGTATGGACATTAACAGTCTATATCCCAGTGTTATTAGGGCGCTGAACATGGGTCCTGAAACTATTATAGGACAATTAAGACAGGACTACACAAAAACGTATATAGAAGGAGAAATGTCCAAAGGAAAAAGTTTTGCGGCTGCATGGGAAGGTCGATTTGGTAGTCTAGAATATGATTTCGTAATGAGTCAAAATAGGGCAAGCGATATAACCGTTGATTGGGAAAACGGCGAAACTACAATAATGAGTGGTGCTGAAATATATGAACTTATTTTTAACAGCAGTAAACCATGGATGCTGTCAGCCAATGGCACTATTTTTACATATGAATTCGAGGGAATTATTCCCGGTCTGTTAGCGAGATGGTATAAAGAACGTAAGGAAATGCAGGCCAAATTAAAGGATGCTATTAAAGCGGAGAATAAAATTGAAGAAGAATATTGGGATAAACGTCAATTGGTTAAAAAGATTAACCTTAATAGCTTATATGGTGCTATTCTTAATGCTGGTTGTAGGTTTTTCGATAATCGTATCGGTCAAAGCACCACACTTACAGGACGCCAAATTGCCAAACACATGGCTAGTAAAATTAATGAAGTAATAACTGGAGAATATAATCACGTAGGAAAGTCAATTATATACGGTGATACCGACTCTGCATATTTCTCAGCATATTCTACACTTAAGACAGATATTTCTAAAGGACTAGTTCCTTGGGATAAAGATACTGTGATACAGTTGTATGATACTATTGCAGGAGAAGTAAATTCTACTTTCAGTCAATTTATGCTAGACGCATTCCATTGTCCTAAGAGTCGCGGTGAAGTTATTAAGGCTGGTAGAGAAATTGTTGCTAGTAAAGGACTGTTCATTACCAAGAAAAGATATGCTGTTCTTTACTATGATAAAGAAGGAAAGCGTACAGATATCGAAGGTAAGCCTGGAAAGATTAAGGCTATGGGCCTAGATCTAAAAAGGTCCGATACTCCGGAATTTATGCAAAAGTTTTTAGAAGAGATTTTAACTATGGTGCTAAACGGTGCCGAGGAAAAACAAGTTCTAGAACGTATAAGTGAATTCCGTACAGAATTTAAAGCAAGGCCGGGCTGGGAGAAAGGATCTCCTAAAAGAGCAAATAACATTACAGAATATCAGGCCAAAGAAGTCAAAAGTGGTAAAGCCAATATGCCAGGACATGTTAGAGCAAGTATCAATTGGAATACACTAAAGCGACTTAATTCTGACAAATATTCTATGGGTATTGTTGACGGAATGAAAGTTATTGTTTGTAAACTCAAAGACAATCCTTTAGGTTATACGTCTGTGGCTTATCCTACAGACGAACTTAGATTGCCTAAATGGTTTCAGGAACTACCTTTCAATCATAGTGAAATGGAAGCAACCATTATTAACAATAAATTAGATAACCTTATAGGAGTACTTGAGTGGGATTTGGAATCTACCACACAAGAAAACACATTCAGCTCATTATTCAGCTTTGAATAAAAAATTATTTGACATTGATCAATTTTCTAAATAAACTTATTAAAAGGAACAAACATGAAAGACATTCTACAAGACATCGTTAGCCACACACACAATCTTGGATTTTTAAATATTGTAAAAGTTACAGGTACTGATACAAAAACTAATATCGATTCAATGGCAGACGATCGTTCAGTTATTATGACCGCAGAGACAACAAACCCTTATCCAGAAATGGTCGGTGTTTTTGGTATGCCTCAATTGAACAAATTAAAATATCTCTTAGACGGAACCGAATATAAAGACAACGCTAAGATCGACATCGTTACTTCAAATCGAAACGGTGAAGTGATCCCAGTAGGCATACACTTTGAAAATAAGGACGGGGATTTTAAGAATGATTATAAGTTTATGAACACTGAAATCATAAATGAAAAACTTAAATCATATAAATTTAAAGGTGTTAAATGGGACGTTGAAGTAAGCCCTAGTTTGCAATCTATTCAGAGATTTAGCTTTCAAGCAGGTGCTAATTCTGAACATGCAACTTTTGTTGCCAAGACAGACAACGGTAACTTAAAGTTCACCTTCGGCGATGCTAGTACACACGGCGGAGAATTTGTTTTTGCTACTAATATCTCAGGAAACCTAAATAAAGCATGGGCATGGCCTGTGGCCTCTGTCCTTAGTATTCTAAAATCATCTGATGCTAATAACACCAAAGTAAGTTTTAGCAATGAAGGCGCTATGATGATTACTTTAGATAGCGGTTTAGCAGTTTACAAATATATTATTCCAGCACAGGCATGATTACAAACATAATGGGTGGACAGTATCTTACTGTCGGTCATAACGCACAAACGTACTATAACAATACCAGTCAGCCTGCGGCTGGTATGCTACGTTATCACAGTGGCGGAAGGGTAGAAGTCTATGACGGAAACAGTTGGCTTACTTGTTCCGGAAGTGCTAATATTAACCTTTCACCCGATGCCGAACGTGCTCTAACATGGGCTATTCAAAAACAAAGAGAAGAACAAGAGCTTGAAAAATTGTCAAAAGAACATCCTGCTATTCAAGCCGCTGTAGAAAATTTACGCAGAGCAGAAGAACAATTAAAAACAACGATTATATTGAGTAAAGATGAACAGACCACCAGTTAACCTAACACCATTACAAAAAGACTATGCTGTATATTTGCCAGCTATCAGTTCTTTTTATAGCACTTATATTGCTAAACAACGCTTAGAAGAATTTGTATCTACGGGTCGAATTCCTGCAGGATTTGATCGAGGCATTGAAGGAATGAACTTCCTCAACCCCGAACAAGGATATTTTACTTACAAATACGGTCTTTACTCTGCAGGTCATGCACAGTTAGACTTGAATAAAAGTTTAATACAAGAGTCTATGATCCAACAACGTGATCGTAATAACACAATGATTTTAGGCGACTCAGGAGGATACCAAATTGGTAAAGGTGTTCTTAAATTCGACTGGCTTAATTTTGAAGGTGCCGAAGCAAATAAAACTCGTCAAAAAATTCTTGAGTGGTTGGAACTAACTGCTGATTGGTCTATGATGTTAGACGTTCCAACTTGGGCCTGCGATCACATTCATAGTCCAAAGACTGGTCTAAAAACATTTGAAGATTGTCTAGACAAAACAAGATTTAATAATGACTACTTCCTTAAAAATCGTTTAGGCCAAACTAAGTGGCTTAACGTTTTACAAGGTAGCGATTGGGATACTGCTGAACAATGGTATCAAGGTGTAAAAGAATTTAGCGATCCTAAAGGACCTTATGCAGGTAATGAAGCAGAAGGGTGGGCCTTTGGTGGTGCTAATATGTGTAAAATGGATATTACACTTAAGCGTCTAATGACCTTGCGTGAAGATGGTTTGCTGAAAGGCAAAAATTGGATCCACTTCCTGGGCACCGCTCAGTTAGACTGGAGTTGTTACTTAACTTTAATTCAACGGGAAATTAGGAAACATATTAATGAAGAAATTACCATATCTTTTGACTGCGCCTCACCGTTTATCGCAACGGCCCACGGACTTGTCTACACCAACGCAGTCCACACTCCCAAAAGGTGGAGCGTTATTATGGACAAAGCACCAGATAACAAAGCACTTGCAAAGTCCGACATCCCGTTTCCCTTCGAAAGCGAAATCGGTAGAAGAATGACCTTAGGAGATATATGTCATTATGCACCAGGCATGCTGAATAAAATTGGAAAAGAAGGAAAGACATCATGGGATAGCTTTGCCTATGCTCTAATGATGGGACATAATGTCTACTGTCATATTGTTGCGGTTCAACGTGCTCAACAATTAATGGATATTGAAATTGCCAAAACCAAAGGCAAAATTAATTGGCGTCATTGGAAAAAGGTAAAAGCTCAAGATATGAGCGATGAGTACTCAGATTGGGTACCTAGGAATGTTCTTTATTTTGCCAACTTTGTTGAAGATCTATTCAATACTAAAAACAAGTCAGAAGCGTTTGACATGATTGAGCAAGCATTACCATTCTTACGTAGTTTAGAGGGTGCTCGATTACAAGGCGGCCCTGCTCAAAATAAATTCACTTCATTGTTCGAAGTTGAAGAAATCACTCATCAGGATGAAATTGATTTAGCCAATCCGGACGATGATGAACTCAGAAACCTCGAAGAAAGCTTGACAGTAGAATAATTTTATTATAAACTATACATATGAAACGCGATTATTCAACAGGAAATATTAACGATATCAATTTCTTTTTTGGTAAAGAAGTTGAGCATACTCCTGCCTACGGAATGGATACATTATTTGTAGTAGGTATTCAAGGTTATGACGAAATCGTAAGCAGATTAGAAAATCGTAAACATATCTTTTTTGGTGCTAATCATAGTTTTAATCCAAAAGATAATTTAGATTGGCAACGTTGGGAAAGTATGATACAATACTTTCTAGACAAAGATTATCTATGCAGTCTAGACATTCCTATCAGTGCTGTTGAAGAATTTCACGAAGGAGGTCTTTGCGAGCACGATAATTTTATTCCGCAAATTCGAGTACCAATTCCATATATTAAACTTTGGAATTATAATACAATGCTTAAAATCGACGATAAAGATTTTAAGGCAACTAATCCCGGTGTATGGTCCCACAGTCTACATACACTAATGGATCGTAGTAAATTCACAGACTGGTCACAATATAAAAACGACGAGATTATCAAATGATTATCAAACAAGATGTGAGACCCAAAAAAATGATTTGGGTAACTTTCCGTAAAGAAGGCATTCACATGTATCCGGCAGCTGCCACTGATCCTAAACTTAAAACAGGTGATGAGTACGATGTCAGTTTTTTAGGTACTCCTCATAGGCATATTTTTCACTTTAAGGTTTATATTGAAGTTTTTCACGACGATCGTGACATCGAGTTTATACAATTCAAACGTTGGCTGGAAAAGCTTTACAACGAAGGCACACTTCAGCTAAACTATAAATCCTGCGAGATGATTTCAGAAAACCTCCATGCTGAAATCACCGCAAGATATCCAAATCGTGAGATTTGGATTGAAGTAAGTGAAGATGGAGAAAACGGCTGTTTTATTAAATTTTAATCAACTTTCAAAAGGTAACTTGTAAATGGCAATTCCTGCTCATATTCAAAAGACTCTTCGTATGAAGCCCGAAGTCACTAAGATCTTTGATGATCTCGATGCATGGTTGGATCATTGCAGATTCAATCTTATTAACTTTGATCCTAAGGATTTGTACAGGTCTCAAGAGTATCGGTACTGGCAAAAAGACCGAGATTATAAAGAACGTCGATTCAAAAAGGACTACAAGCGTAAGGATTATAATGCATAAAAATGTTTTTCTAATTGATCTAGAATCAGTAGAAACACGTTATACTAGCCAATGGAAGAAGCATGTACCCGAACTTCTTAAAAGGGCAGGACATCAAGTTCAAGTTATCTCTGGTCCTGAAGATATTCCTAGTGCTACCACTCCAGGCGCTTTTCTTAACTTTGGTGGGACTAATATCTATAAGTCTAGTCAAGTTGAACAAATTGGTCGACTATTTTGCGCTGGACGCATTCAGCCTGGCGACCATTTTCTTTTTACTGACGCTTGGCATCCGGGCATCATAAACTTAAAATACATGAGCGAGCTTCTTAACATTCCTGTTAAGATTCACGCACTATGGCATGCTGGCAGTTATGATCCTCAAGATTTCTTAGGTCGATTAATTGGCAAAGCCAAGTGGGTTAGACATGCTGAGAAAAGTTTCTTCTATGCTATCGATCATAACTATTTTGCTACAGACTTTCATATTAGATTACTAACAGATAACTTACTCGAAGGCGGTTACAAATCAGAAAATCCATGGTACGAAGAAGATTACAACGACCGGCTAGCAGAAGGTAAAGTTGTACGCACTGGTTGGCCTATGGAGTATATGGACGGAATTCTTACTTCATATAAAAATATGCCCAAACGTGATCTTATTCTTTTCCCTCATCGTATCGCTCCAGAAAAACAAGTTGAAATTTTTAGGGATCTCAAAGAGCAATTACCTCAGTATGAATTTGTTGTTTGTCAAGATCAACAACTAACAAAAAATGAATATCATAACCTCTTAGGTGAAAGTAAAATTGTTTTTAGCGCAAGTCTTCAAGAAACTTTAGGTATAGGTTGCTATGAAGGAGCACTAGTGGATGCTATTCCTATGGTGCCCGATAGGTTAAGCTATACCGAAATGTATTATGAGGGATTTAAGTATCCAAGCGAATGGACACAGAATTGGGACAGTTATATTGCTCATAGATCTCAACTTTGTCATCATATTATTGTAACCATGACGCACTATGAAAAACGCTTGCCTCAGCTAAAAAAACAAGCCAATGATCTTACCAGTTACTTTTTTAGTGCTGACAATATTTTAAAAAATATACAATAATATGGATAATACCAAAATAGGAATTATTGGTTTAGGATATGTAGGAAATGCTATAAAAAATAGTATGGATTACGCCTTGCCTTTTTATGACATAAAACTTCTAGACCCCCCTAAAGGAGTTTATCTATCGTACGAAAATTTAAAAGATTGTAACGGTATATTTGTCTGCGTACCTAGTCCTTCAACAGATGACGGTTCCTGCGACACAAGTATTTTAGAGTCGGTTTTAGAAAACCTAAATAATATTTCCTATACTGGGGTTATCATTAGTAAAGTAACAGCACCTCCCGGTGTCTATAAACAATTACAAAAGAAATATAAAAATTTAGTTCATTCTCCAGAGTTTTTAACTGCCGCTAACGCAGAACAAGACTATACAAATGCTAAATTTGTAATCATAGGAGGAGAAGTAAGTGCATATATTAGAGAAGCAGAACGCATTATAAAAATTACTCAAACATCTGTAAAAGAAGTAATACATTGTTCAATAGAAGAAGCGGCTCTTTCTAAATATATAATAAATTCTTTCCTAGCTACAAAGGTTGTTTTTATGAATGAAATGGAACAACTATCTAGGTCATTAGGATGCGATTGGAAAAATATTTCCAATGCTGTTAAACTTGACTCACGAATTGGATCAAGTCATATGCAAGTTCCGGGCGGCGATGGTACATATGGTTTTGGCGGAATGTGTTTTCCAAAAGACACACAGGCTCTTGTAAATCATGCAAAAGAATATAATATAAACTTAGAAGTATTAGAGTCAGCTATTAAAAAGAATTTGTTTTTAAGGTTAAAATAATGGATACAAAAAAATTAGTAGAAGATGCACCTTTTCATCCTGGATACGAAATGGCAGTTAACTTAGTCGCCGGTTCAAATGTAGTCGACGATGATAAATTTGAATACGAAGAAGCATACCTAGGCGATCATCTTCGATTTAAAATGCGACGCGAAGGAAAACGTTTCTGGGCGGGCGACAATATCAGTGATTACTTACACGAAGGTGATAAAGAAAGACTAATCGACGAAGCAACAGAAGCATTTGAACTAGTGCTCGATCGTTTGCTGATTGATCGTGAAAACGATCCTAATAGTAAAGGCACAGCACGTAGGCTGGCTAAAATGTATTTTAATGAAATAATGGCAGGAAGATATGACCCAGCACCGGACGCAACAGCATTTCCAAACGACACGCAGGACCGTTATGAAGGTATGCTTGTTGTTCGCAGTGAGCTTCGCAGTATGTGTAGCCATCATCACCAACCCGTTAGTGGTGTTGCTTATATTGGCATTATTGCCGCTGAGAAACTTATTGGATTATCAAAGTACACCCGAATCGCCCAGTGGTGTGCAAGACGAGGTACTCTCCAGGAGGAACTTGCTAATGACATTGCTCGGGAAATCCAAAAGGCTACAGGAGCCAAAGACCTAGGTGTCTATATTCAAGCTACACATGGTTGCTGTGAGAATCGAGGCATAATGGCACACTCTAGTCTTACACAGACTACGGTATTAAAAGGTGCGTTTAAAGAGGATCCAGGTACTAAAAAAGAATTTATGGATAATATTAAATTGCAACAAGAGTTTGCACCAAGATAAGGAAATGCTATGATTACCCTTAGCGAAGCATACGATATTATTTCTAGTATTAATGACAACGCACATCACCGAGCCTGGGACACCTGGATTGAGGCAGACACGCTCATGGAATCAGATAACGAAGAAGACTGGGAGGCCGCCGAAGAAATAAGAGAACAGGCTTCTCAAGAACAAGCAGAATACTTCCGAGAAGAGTTTGATAATTTAGACGAAGAAACTAAAAATGCTATAATAGACTTTGTAAACACAGAAGAAGAATTTAAAGAAGAATTTTCGATGTGGTACGGTGAAGAGGAATTTTCAGCAGACTTTGATTAATAGGAACTTAAATGACTACTTGGAAAATAAGTAACGCAACAAAAAAGAACGCAGTTGAACGTCAGTTTTGGACCAAAGACGGCATAACTGTAATTAAAGATGAGGGCTTCCGTTGGGGCACATGGTCGTGTGAGAGTGACGAACGCCCAGATATTGACCTGGATAATCCCGACGGATATGATGTACTTAATACTGACTATGATTGGGAAATGCTAGACATGAACGACGGGTGTTGGGTCGAATGGACTTTCCCGGATGATATGGACGAGGAAGAACAAGAACGTATTCAGGCTCTTTGGGATGAAGATTGGTACGAGGGCATGGAAGGTGATGGTTGGATCAACGATGAAACCGAACATTGGATTTACGGGCCTATACAATTAACCAATGAAGACACCGGTGAAGAATATACAGGAAAAGAATAATTATGAATTTCTTTTTATCATTGTTAGAAAAAATAGATAGAAAACGTATAATACTAGATAGGGGCAGTGAAGAACCTTACCTAGAAAGATACTACTTATTTCTAAAAGATAGAAAGAAATTTCCGTTTAATATTTTTCTACATAAATTTTTAAAATCAGACCCTGATGATGTTCATGATCATCCCTGGCCTTATGCAACACTAATTTTAAAAGGTGGTTACTATGAATGGATTCCGGAATTTGATAAAACAGGACGAAAAATCGGAGAGATTAGGCATTGGAGAGGGCCTGGTCATTTTAGGACTTGTAGTGCTACTTCTTATCATCGCATAGAGTTAGATCCTAATGTAACTGCATGGACATTGTTTATGCCAGGTCCTCAAAAACGAGAATGGGGATTTTTAGTTAACAACAAATGGATTAAAAGCGATCAATATCTAACAGAGAAAGCTATAAAATGAAAAAGCAAACAATTAACTATGATCAATTTCGAGGTCTAGTTACAGAAATTTGTAGGAAAATTTCTATCAGTGAGTGGAAACCGGATTATATTATCGGTATTAACAGGGGAGGATTACTCCCCGCAGTTATGATTAGTCATTACTTTAATATTCCTATGAAAACCTTAATGGTAAGTCTTAGGGATGGAGGAGAACTTGTTAGTGATTGCGGTATGGCCGAAGATGCATTAGGTTATCCTAAACAAGAAACATTTGTAGAAGATGAAAATGACATTGGTGCTGTATTAGAAGCCGCAGGTAATTTATTAGAAAGATCTGCTCCTTACAAAAACATTCTAATCGTCGATGATATCAACGACACAGGCGCTACATTTAACTGGATTATGAAGGACTGGCCTAGTAGTTGTTTACCCAACGATCCAGACTGGAAATGGGTGTGGAACAACAATGTAAGATTTGCAGTAATTGTAGATAATCTTGCTAGCCAATGTAATGTTAAAATGGACTATGTTGGTATGGAGATAAACAAAGCAGAACAAGATGTATGGGTCGAATTTCCTTACGAAATATGGTGGAAATAAATGAGAATAGAAGACGAAATTAAATTAGATTTTAAAGATGTATTAATTAGACCTAAAAGATCAACTTTGTCAAGTCGTCGTGAAGTTGACCTTGTAAGATTTTTTAAATTTAAACATAGCAAATATGAGTACGAGGGTGTACCTATTATGGCTGCTAACATGGATGGTGTTGGTACAATTAATATGGCTATGGCATTACATAAGCAAAGACTGTTTACTTGCCTAACTAAAAACTATAATAAAGATATAGACAATTTTGCAGACTTTCGAGTTTGCCGTGACAATTATGCCGTTAGCACAGGTACTAGCGATGAAGATTTTAGAAATCTAAATACTATCATTACAGGTATCGGTGCTCAGTTTATCTGTATAGATGTAGCTAATGGATACAGTGAACATTTTGGTGACTTTGTCGAACGGGTTAGAAATCGCTGGCCAGATAGAACTATTATTGCCGGCAATGTTGTTACAGCAGATATGACACAGGAGTTAATATTACGTGGAGCCGATATTGTCAAAGTTGGTATTGGTCCTGGTAGTGTATGTACTACTCGCATCCAGACTGGAGTGGGCTATCCGCAACTCTCCGCGATCATTGAATGTGCTGATGCTGCTCATGGTCTTGGTGGCCATATTATTGCTGACGGTGGCTGTACTTGTCCCGGTGACGTGGCTAAGGCTTTTGGTGCAGGTGCCGACTTTGTAATGTTAGGTGGCATGTTTGCCGGCCATGATGAGGGCGGTGGAATTATTGAAAACGGTAAAGTTATATTTTACGGTATGAGTAGCGATACTGCTATGGAAAAACATCACGGTGGTATTGCAGAATATCGTAGCAGTGAAGGAAGAACTGTTGAAATTGATTATCGTGGTCCTGTAAAGCATACTGTGTTAGATTTATTAGGCGGACTTCGCAGTACTTGTACATACGTAGGAGCTCAAGAACTTAAACACCTAAGTAAATGCACTACCTTTTTGCGTGTAAACAGACAAATTAACGATCTATTTTTAAAATGAATCAAAATAAAATACAAGAAATTTTAGATATACTACAAGAAGAATGTGGAGAATTGATAGTATCCGCCAGTAAGGTTAGACGATTTGGTTTAGATAACAGTTATAAAGATGGCGGAACCCAACGACAACACTTGACTCAAGAAGCAGGTGATGTTATGCTAATGATTAATCTTTTAGTTGACAATGGGATATTTTCTAAAGAAGAATTAGAAATAGCTCAGCAACACAAAGCAGATAAACTTAAAATATGGTCAAAAATTTATGAGTAAATTAAAAGTCAGCGAACTGTTTTACAGTGTACAAGGTGAAGGACGTTATATGGGCGTCCCTTCTATCTTTTTACGAACCTTTGGATGTAATTTTACCTGCGACGGTTTCGGAATGCCTAGAGGAGAAAAATCAAATGAACGAAACATTATTGCAACTAATATTGAACAGTATAAACAATATAGAGATTTACCTCTTGTTCATACCGGTTGCGATTCTTATGCTAGCTGGGATCCTAGGTTCAAAGATCTTTCACCGTTACTTACAACAGATAGTGTTGCGGAAGCAATCGTTGAGCTCCTCCCATTCAAGAAGTGGACCAGAGAACATTTAGTTATTACCGGAGGAGAACCTTTGTTAGGTTGGCAAAAGGCATACCCCGATTTACTAGATCATCCTAAGATGGACACACTCAAAGAAATTACGTTCGAAACAAATGGTTCGATGAGGTTAACTAAAGACTTTAAAAAATATTTAGAAGAATGGAAATGGCGCCACGAAGGATTTATTGATCGAGAAATTACTTTTAGTGTTAGTGCTAAACTTCCAGTTAGCGGTGAACCTTGGGAAGATGCCATAAAGCCAAGTGTAGTCTGTGATTATCAAAATATTGGGTGGACTTATCTAAAATTTGTTGTTGCTTCGGAACAAGACATCGAAGATGCACTAAGAGCAATCGATGAATACCGTAAAGAAGGATTTGAGGGCGAAGTATATCTCATGCCTGTAGGTGGTGTAGAAAGTGTATACAGCCTAAATAATAAAAACGTGGCACTAGCCTGTATGAAGCATGGGCTAAGATACAGTGACAGGCTTCAGGTTCCGTTATTTAAAAATGAATGGGGTACTTAATATGAAGAATTTAATTAAGAAAATTTTTGGCATAGACGAGATGGAAAAAGCCATTGCAGAAACCCAAAGAAAATTTGAAGAAGCTGAGCAAGCTAAAAAAGAAGTTGAAGCCAAATTTGAAGAAGCTGAGCAAGCTAAAAAAGAAGTTGAAGCCAAACTAGAAAAGCTGAATACTGTCAGTGCATCTCCTTTATCCAAAGAAGAAGCTACAAAAAATCAAGAACCTTGGGTAGCTGTGTTGGATACTAAAATTAACAAGGATAATGTTAGGAACGGTTTTTTTGAACTTGACTGGAATGAGTATTTTGTTGTACAATTAAAGTTAGCAGGATATTCTGGTTCGTCTGAAGAACAAATTGTAGATGCTTGGTTTCAAGATCTTTGTAGGAATATCGGTGCAGAACAAGGTGTTGATATGGAAAGAAGAGGTTCTGGATATATCAATGTTAATAATATTGGCAATGGAAAATCAGAGATAAGTTAATGACTTATATTTTAGTAGATACAGCTAACACATTTTTTAGAGCACGTCATGTGATTAGAGGAAATGCCGAAGAAAAGGTAGGCATGGCTATGCACATTACATTAAACTCTATTAAAAAGGCATGGAAAGATTTTAACGGGAGTCACGTTATCTTTGCACTAGAGGGACGTAGTTGGCGTAAGGATCATTATGCTCCATACAAAAGAAACAGATCTGAAGCTCGTGCGGCACTGAGTCCAAAAGAACAGGAAGAAGATAAATTATTTTGGGAAACATTTGACCAGTTCAAAGATTTTATCAATGCTAAGACTAACTGTACCGTACTACATAATTCTCAATTAGAAGCAGATGATCTCATTGCAGGTTGGATTGCAAAACATCCTAACGATAATCACGTAATTATTTCCACAGACGGTGACTTTGCTCAACTAATTGCTCCGAATGTTCGACAGTATAACGGTGTGTCTGGTATCACTACTACACACGAAGGGTATTTTGACGAAAAGGGAAAGGCTGTAGTAGATCCAAAAACTAAAACTGTAAAGTCTGCGCCTAATCCGGAATGGCTGTTGTTTGAGAAATGCATGAGAGGTGATACATCCGATAACATTTTTAGTGCATATCCAGGTGTTAGAACCAAAGGAACTAAGAACAAAGTTGGTCTTCAAGATGCATTTGAAGATAGAAATAACAAAGGATGGGCGTGGAACAATCTTATGCTACAACGTTGGGTCGACCATGACGGTCAAGAGCATAGAGTAAAAGAGTGTTATGAGCGTAATAAACTATTATGCGATCTTACTTGCCAGCCAGAAAACATTAAATTAGAGATTAATAGAACAATCGACGAGGCTATTTCCTCTGCTAAGAATGTTAGTCAAGTTGGAATTCGCCTTTTGAAGTTTTGCTCAGAATATGATTTAGTCAAAATCAGTGAGAACGTGCAAAATTATGCAGAACCATTAAATGCGAGGTATATGGTATGAGTGCTATTGCAAAAATTTTAATACCAAATAAAACTTGGCTAGTAGAGGATGGTGGTAAAAAAGTAGGTACTCTGAACAAAGAAAAGAAAGGATACACCTTTCTTGTCAAAGGGCAGAAAATTGAAATTAAAAAATCCGATATTTCCCAGACATTGGGTATAACTTTACCAGAAACTGGAACAGTAAAAAAAGATAAAGGATCAACCATAGACCATAATGTCTATGATTTTCCTTGTTCTAGCAGACCACATAATCCAGTATACAATATTAAAAAGAAACTTCCTATATATTCTAAGAGTTTAAAAAGTAAAAGTCTGTACTGTGCAGGTTATTACATCATTAAATTTAGAAAAGGATGGGTCAAAAGCTATTGTCCAAAGTTAATTACCTTAGAAAGATATCCTTATCAAGGTCCTTTTAAAACAGAGGAACAGATGAAGAATGCTCTAAACATTACAGGTAAAGATAAATGAACAATATTAACACATTACCAATAGAAAACTTTCTAGAAAAGGCCAGGATTGCAGGCAAAAACGGTTCTAAAACGTTAGTTTTAGACGTAAAAGAAGCGCAGATACTAAGTGAATGTCTAAGTGTTGTTATGACAAGACTAGTTAGCAAATTATCTACAGAAATAACAAACAAGCCTGATAATCTGCAAGTCACAGTTAAAATGGATGGCGGAAATCTATAAAAAGCTGATAAATATGTACGTAGAGAATTGGAGCGTACATATATGTCAAGGCCTAAACCAAAAGTTCTTCTAGAGCTTACAAATAAAAAAACTTATAAAACCGAACAGGTTCTAGAAGCCGAAGCCATCTGGGCCGTATTTTATAAAAACAAACCAGTTAATCTCAAGACTACCAGTATTGTAGCTCAACAGATTGGCCCAAAATATAAGAAGGTAAGCTTCTCGAATAGCGGACATGCCTTCAATTTAGCAGAAAAACTCAATAAAATTTTTAGCTGTGAGGATTTTTCTGTGGTAAAACTTACCAGCGGCGAAACTGTAAAAGATGACGAATCAAAAAATTCAACTGACTAAGACTTTTTTAGAGCAATTAGGCATAGAAACAACTGCCAAAAATATCACTGACTGGCATTATCTTTGGTGGCAGAATCCAAGAAAAAATAAAAACTATGGATTTCGGTTAACGGAAAGAGGTTTAGAGGATTTTGAATCTAAACTAAAATTAAAATCTTATAAAATAACGTACCCAACTCCACTTAATTCCCTTTCTAGCCAATTTATATTAAGATTAGACAAATTCATAGACTGCCCGTTTTACTTAGATTATAAGTACATAACAGTTTTTAAAGAACGAGTAGCAATAGAATTGGTTTTATTTGACGGAAATTTACCAAAATATCTAGAATCCAAGCATCTGTCGCAAAAAAACAACAAATAAATCATTGACTTTGCCTGAAAGTGACCGTATAATAATAGAACACTAACACTTTTTAAGAGGCAAAAATGGCAGAGAAAATTAGTTCCAATCGTACTGTAAGCCCTAACGAAGCTAAGGCGGCATTGCGTAAATGTATTAAGATTAAGCGTCCGGTTTTTATGTGGGGTCCCCCAGGTATCGGTAAGTCCGATATTGTTAAACAAATCGGTGACGAACAAGAACGCGAAGTTATTGACGTTCGCTTGAGTCTTTGGGAACCTACTGACATCAAAGGTATCCCGTATTACAATAGTCAAGCCAACACCATGAGCTGGGCACCTCCAGCAGAACTGCCTACTGATCCAGATTCTACAGCAATTCTTTTCTTGGACGAGCTGAACTCTGCGGCGCCTGCTACTCAAGCAGCCGCTTATCAATTGGTACTGAACCGTCGTGTTGGTACTTACGTATTGCCCAAAGGTGTTTCGATTGTTGCCGCAGGTAACCGTGAAACCGACAAAGGTGTTACCTACCGTATGCCTGCGCCGCTGGCAAACCGTTTCCTGCATTTGGAACTACGTACAGATTTTGAAGATTGGTTGCAATGGGCTACTAACAACAAGGTTCATGAACAGGTTGTAGGCTATGTTGGTTTTGCCAAGCAAGACCTTTACGACTTTGATCCAAAATCTGCTAGCCGCTCATTTGCTACGCCTCGTTCTTGGAGTTTTGTAAGCGAACTTTTGCAAGACGAAGACTTGCCAGAAAATACTTTGACTGATTTGGTTGCAGGTGCGGTTGGAGAAGGCCTTGCTGTTAAGTTTATGGCTCACCGCAAAGTAGCCAAACAGATGCCTAACCCTACAGAAATTCTTTCTGGTAAGGTCGATAAGTGCAATATCAAAGAAATCTCTGCTATGTACTCTTTGACCATTAGCCTTTGCTACGAGCTTCAAGAAGCAGACAAGAAAAAAGTCAAAGCTTGGGACGATATGGCTGACAATTTCTTCAAGTTCATGATGGATAATTTTCCAACAGAGCTTGTTGTTATGGGTGCTAAGGTAGCTCTTACTAACTACAATTTGCCGTTCGATGCTAGTAAGCTCAAACACTTTGATAAGTTCCATGACAAATATGGAAAATACATTATCCAAGCAATGGAGGGATAAAATTGGGCCCATTAGGGCCCTTTTTTACTTGCAAAATGTTAATTTTGAGTATATAATAATACAATACTTAAGAGGATAGATATGACTTCAGTGATGAAAACCGAAAAGATCCGTAAGCCTAAAAAAACTAAGACTTTTAGCGAAAACGAAAAGAACAAAATTCTAGATAAATTGATTACTGCTCGAGTTGGTTTACTCCTTCGCCATCCGTTCTTTGGAAATCTTGCTACACGTATGAAGCTAGTAGAAGCTAGCGATTGGTGTGCTACTTTAGCCACTGACGGTCGTACCTTTTATTACAATTTAGAATTTGTAGATAAACTCAAACCTAAAGAAGCAGAGTTTGGCTTTGCTCACGAAGTTCTTCATAATGTCTTTGATCACCTCGGTCGTCGTGACGGACGTGATCCCCAGATCTCTAATATTGCGGCAGACTTTGCAGTTAATCAAATTCTCAAAGATGAAAAGATTGGCGAAGTGCCTACTTGGATTAAAATTTTCCAAGACAACAAATATAGAGGCTGGAGCTACGAGCAAATTTATCAAGACATCTACGACAAAGCTCAAAAAATTGATATTGGTACCCTCGGTGAGCTTTTAGATGAGCACCTCGACGGTGACGGTGACGGTGAAGATGGTGATAACGGGAATAAAGAAGGTAACGGGCCCCCACGAATTAGTGCTGAAGAACGTAAAAAGATCCGTGACGAAATCAAAGAAGCAATGATTGCCGCGGCGCAAAGTGCCGGCGCAGGTAAGGTTCCGGCAGGCGTAGCACGTATGATCCAGGACCTTACGGAACCTAAAATGGACTGGCGTCAGCTCTTGCGTATGAACATTCAAAGTATTCTTAAGAGTAACTTCAGTTTTGCTCGTCCAAATCGTAAAAGTCAGCATTGCGGTGCTATCCTTCCTGGAATGCTCAATGACGAAACAATTGATGTAAGCATTGCAATCGATATGAGCGGAAGTATTTCAGATGCTATGGCTAAAGATTTTATCTCAGAAGTCAAAGGCATTATGGATGAATACGTAGACTTTACTTTGGATATTTGGTGCTTTGATACTGATGTATACAACTATGCTAAATTTACCGGAGACACTGCCGACGAAATCCTAGACTACAAGGTAGCCGGTGGTGGAGGTACAGACTTTGATGTAAACTGGACTTTTATGAAGGATCAAGGTATCGAGCCCAAAAAATTCATTATGTTTACAGACGGATATCCTTGCGGAAGTTGGGGCGATGAGGAATACTGTGATACGTTATTTGTCATTCATGGCAATGAATCAATCATTTCTCCGTTTGGTCAAACTGCGTATTATAAATAATATAGGTATATAATGGCATTAAGCAGAGGTAGTATCAACCCACTAAACTTGCTAGGTGTAAGAAAGCTAGGTTTTACACCTCCGCATTTTGCCAAAACTTATATTGACAATATCAGCGAAATGGCAAATATAGATACTTGGATATATCAAAATTTGAATAGTCGATATTGTTTAAAGAAAACTTATATTGTAAGCTCTAACAATAAAATGATAGAAGCCTGCGAGATAGGCATCGAAGATCCTAAAGAGCTTACGATGCTGAGTTTAGGATGTCCATTTATACATAAGAAATAGGAGAATTATAAATGTCAAACGAAGAAGTACAAGGTATTCAAGGCGAACAGGCAGCACCATCGCCTGAGTTAACTGTCACTGACTTGCAAAATATTAGAGCTATTATTGATGCGGCTTCTAGACGAGGAGCATTTGGTGCTAGCGAAATGGCCGCAGTTGGCACTGTCTACAATAAGTTAGATTCCTTTCTAAATGCCGTTTCACCGCAACAGACAGCTGAACAACAATCAAACGGCGTCTAAAAGGAGAATGGTATGAAACACGTTGGTAAAATGAAAAATAACTCGGCAAGGGTAGCTATTGTTTATAGGACCTTACCGGGTGATCCTTATAGCTCTTTAGTTATAGGAACAAACGGTCTTGTAGACAGTTATCACGACTCTCTAATGGCTGTAATCGAAGGAGACATGGGCCAGCAAACAAACGAGCTTGCAGATATTTTATCTATAAGACGTTTCCCAGATGGTTCCAATATGTTGGGTTATCTTCATTCCAACGGTCATCTAGTTAAAGTTCCTACAAACATGGTTCTTGTTACTCCCGATTCTAAAACTTCAATTCCTTTAAACGAATTAAATGAATTGATTGCTAAACAAAAAGGAGTATCAGTAGAGGATCTTGCTGTTACAGATGGATCTCAGAAAAAAGTTTCATCTAAAGAAAGTGTAACAGAAAATATTCCTGCGGTAGATACAAGTCCTAAAATTAATGACGGTGGATTTGAGTTGTCTGCTTCGGAAATGAGATCACGAGCAGACGCACTATTCAAACAGGCTCAGCAACTTCGTAAGCAAGCAGACGAAATTGATCCTCCAAAAAAGAAATCTACAAAGGCCAAAGAAGCAGTTGAATGATTAACTGTATAGTAGCAGTAGATCGTAACCAGGGTATAGGATTAAATGGTTCTATGCCCTGGCCTCGCCTCTCAGGTGACCTTAAATGGTTTAAAGAAAAGACAACAGATCAAATTGTTATCATGGGTCGTAAAACTTGGGAAAGTATTGGTTCGAAGCCATTGCCAAATAGAATTAATTTAGTATTAAGCAAAAATAAAATTCTTGGATGTGACGCATCATCTAATGATACAGATTGGCTTTTAGGTTATTGCAAAATGCTTTATCCGTATAAGCAAATTTATATCATAGGCGGTAGTGTAGTATATCAACACTATTTAGATATAGTAGACAGATTTTACGTAACAGAAATTGATATGGAATATCCGTGCGATACATTTTTTAATTACAATTATGTTAAAGAAAACTTTACAAAAGTCATAGAACATGCTACATTTAATGAACCTATACCGTATACTATAAAAGAATATAATCATGAGTAATTCAGAAAAACAATACCTTAACTTATTACAAGACATACTAGATAATGGCGAAGTTAAAACAAACAGAACTGGTATCTACACCCTCAGTAAGTTTGCACCCCAACTGAGATTTAATTTATCTCAAGGATTTCCTGCTATTACAACAAAAAAACTAGCATGGCGAAGTGTAGTCAGCGAATTATTATGGTTTATTGAAGGTAGTGGCGATGAGCGTAGGTTAAAAGAATTGTTACACGGAGATCCTAACTCAGACAAAAAAACTATCTGGACCGATAATGCTCAGTCTGAATATTGGATTAAGACTAAAAATAAAAAACATCAAGACGATTTAGGTCGCATCTATGGTGTACAATGGCGGCAATGGCGTGCGCCGGTATTTGGCGTTAATAAAATGGGTGTAAGACATATAGACCAATTACAACTATTGATTAATGGAATAAAAGAAGATCCCAATGGCCGTAGGCATATTATTACGGCGTGGAATCCTGGAGAATTGCATTTAATGGCACTTCCGCCATGTCATATGATGTCGCAGTTTTACGTTAGCAAAAATAAAAAATTGCATTGCCACATGTATCAAAGAAGTGCAGATATGTTCTTAGGCGTTCCTTTTAACATTGCGTCTTATGCGTTGTTTACTCACATGATAGCACAGGTCTGTGATTTAGAAGTCGGTGAATTAGTAATCAGTTTCGGTGATGCACATATCTACGAAAATCATATCGAACAAGTTAAGGCTCAGTTAACTAGGGAACCTTATGAGTTATCTAGATTAAATTTAAATCCAAGCATTAAAGAAATAACAAAGTTTACTATTCAAGATATCGAATTAGTTAACTATCAATGCCACGAAGCTATCAAAGCACCAATGGCTGTTTAAACTTTAACTTCGATATAGCCATCAAGACCTTCAAAATCTTCTAAGGCTATTCCAATTATAGATCTATGATCATCGCTTAGTTTAGCAGCTTCAGCACATCCTGCTCTTTCGCTTGATACCAAATGATCGCCTTTAGAAATTTTTCCAGTTACTTTACAAGGAACCCTTCCTTTTAGAGCAATATAAGGATGAGTCCAGTCGTCACCTGCTGAGCTATTCATTTTAAATGCAGGGTTCTTGCTAACTATTCCAGCAACTTTTATATCGGCTCTGGTCTTAGCTATAGTTACTTCCTTATCACCACCTACAGTTAATACTGTGCCAAAATCATAAAAAGAATCACTTTCATATCTTTCTGCCAAGTCAGCATAAGTAGCCTGGAGAGTTGATCCTGCAATTAAAGTCCAAGCTCCTTCTATTGTTCCCGGAGTAGAAGGAGAGCCGGTGCTTATTTTTGTTAAATTTAATAACTGAGTAATATTTCCAGCAATTAAATTTACCTGACTTGTTAGTACATAATCTGTAGCAGCTCTACCATTTAATCGAACGCTATCTGCAGCCGTTCCCCAAAAATAACTTTGAGTAGAGGTGGATACACCGGTTATAGGATCGGCACCTTTTAACGTGATACCGTATTTTATCTGACTGAATTCTGTGTATAAAGGATCAGTAATATCAACGTTAAAAGCATTAGGCGATACTACACCGATAGTAGCTTCACCTATAGATAATTTGATAACATCATAAGGAACATTTGTACTAGCTAGTACATTGCTAATACCTAATCCGCCTGTAGAGGTTCCACCGCCTGTAGAGGTTCCACTGCCGCCACCGGGACCTATCAATACAAGCTCATTTAAGTTTTTAATATATAACTTTTCACCTGCACTATCAAACCAAAAATCGCCATTATTTAAATCAGTAGGCTGTGTTGTTGATACAGTAGTTGTTAATAAATTCTTAAATTGAATGCCGTCATATAACTTTAACTTTTTAGATAATGTGTCGTACCAAAGCTGTCCAGTTAATGGCTTACTAGGGGCAGAATTATTAGCAAAATTTTCTAAAAGTTTTACAAGATTTTCATTAACAACTTGTCCATAACCTGCATAATTTCTTCCTACCAATGCAAGATCTGTAGTTAGATTAAGTGTACCATCATCAACAGTAGTTAACTTTAATCCATTTGTTTTTAAAAGTGTATAAGGCATTCACTGGCTCCGTTTACAATATTTACCGGTTAAATTACTTTGATTATGAACGCCAGTGCATAATACGGATTTAAAACATCAACTGAGGCTGAACCTGTTGCACTAGTGGTCCCACCAAAGGTATGTGTATGACTTCCCGATTGGCCGCCAGTATTAAATGTGTGGTTATGATTACCGGCTGTGGTAGTATCCCAAATTTGGCCGGCACCGCCAGAAACAGATCTAGCATCATAATTAAATCCGCCTCTAGAGTTACTTGTCCAACCTGCAACTCCATTTGCAAAGGCTAATTGATCGTCGCCGGGCATACCGTGATTATGATTGCCTGCACTAGCTGTTACGCCGCTATGAGTATGATCTGCACTTTCAACTGAACTAGCTCCGCTGAATCCATGTGTATGTGCAACTACTGTGGTTATAGATTTGGTACCACCGGTGTTTCCTGGAGCATATTCGTTTCCAGCTCCCATAATAAATCTATCTCTAAGATCAGGTGTTATTACACCATTCACAGTCTGTCCGTTGCATAGTGCCCAACCAGAAGGAATACTAGCGATCGATCCGTACCACATTAATATACTACCTAGAGGAATAACACTATGAACAAACGCTGTAGTAGCAGTTGCCGTAGAGTTATTATCAACTGTTTGGGTAGTATTATTCGTAAATGGCCCCATTGATCGAAAACCTGTAGCAGTTCTTACATACATCTGCTCATTAGATTTATTAAACCATAACTGACCTTGAATTGGGTTAACTGGCTCTACAGAACTGTTAAAATTTTCTAAAAGCCTAACAAAATTTTCATTCTGTGATTTACCAAAAGCATTAACATTCTTACCTATCAAAGTCAAGCTAGTCCTTGATACGTCAGTTGTACCGTCGGGGAGATCAATTAATAGAGTTCCGTCTGATTTTCTTATACTATATGTCATATTATTGTCTCATTAAATATCTCTGTAGAATCTCCACACTAACGGCGGGTCATTTACAACTCTAAATTCTTTAACTGTATACTGTATTGTTGCAGTAGTAGTAACAAATGTAGCAGTTGCCGCTACTGCTGTAACTGCTCCACCCGGAGCACTAGTTGGGTACAATTGGAACAACGTAGATGTTGTTGCTACATTTATTGGTTGAGGCGGTACAACAATACCATGACGTTGACAAAGAACCCTAGCTCTATATCCCACAGGAAGATCATATTGACTTTCAAAAGGATACAAAGGAGGAATTTGGTTTACTGGAGGTGCTAAAACCATTAATATGCCTGCAATATCTGTATCAGGTAAGGCCATGTTTGTAATATCTATGCTTAATACAAATCCCTTAAGCTGTGATACAGCAGAATAGTCTTGCAAGAATTGTACGCTGGCTGCATCTGTAGGTCGTACAGGATATCCAACATTAATAATTCTCTTATTTGTCGCATCAATATTACCATTAGCAGATGAATTCAACAATAGATCAGGGAATATAGCAACACCATTAACACCGATTATAGGGTTAGTGGTAGACAGAACACCGTTTGATAAAATCGTAAATTGATTATTACTCGAAGTAGTTACTGTCCTTACTTGATAATTACCGTCATAACCTGGATCAACTACACCACTAATTGTTATACTAGTCCCTGTAAATATTAAGGGAGCAGGTGTTAGTAAATTAACAGTTATTACAGTACCAGTACCTGTTGATACAGCCGATACTGAACTAATTCTAAGACTCTGAGCATTGGTAGTAATACCAGTTCCTTTAATCAATACATTACTTGCTGTGAGCTCAGTTAGCACACCTAACCGTGTAATATTTGTTGTAGTAACTAGATTTCCTAAAAATCTTTGGCCTACTGTAGGTACCCCTGCAATCTTGTATGTTGAGCTAGATCCTACAGTATCGATATCTATATTAGACTGCCACGACGTTGATGTGTTGTTATATAGCCATGTCTTATCCGTTGTTCCTTTAAGGATAATACCGCCGCCGTCAACTTGAACATCTGTAAATGATGTTGCGCTAGAAGCTAATTCAATTGCTTTATCTGCTACCTGAACAATAGTAGATCTAACAGTTGTAACTGTTCCAAAAAATTCTACAATACCTGTGACCTGTAGATTACCTGTAATTCTAGTATTTCCCGCAACATCAAGATTAAAAATTGGACTAGATAAATTAATACCAACCTTATCGCCTTGTAAAGTTAATAAATCATTGTCACCAATGGTTCTAACCTGTTTAAATACCAATTTCTGGTCTACGTTTACACTCTTGATAAAAGATGTTCTGCTGCCTCCAGATCCTGATGCAAATATTTGAAGGTCTGGAGCTCCACCCGGTTGGGCAGGATTACTTCCGATAAACAATCCTCCCTCATCAACTGGAGTAGCAGTAGGCCAAGAATAAACGCTTCCGCTCTTTACTCCCTTTCTAGTATCATTTTTAATCCAAATTGCACTATCTGTAACTTCGTCAAAATTGTTAACCAAATAATTTGTTGCACTGAATCCTAAATAATTTGTCGAATCTGTAGCTGTTCCTTCAAATTTTACATTAGGTACTGCGGCCTGATTAAGAGTAATACCAGGAGTAACATAAAACAACCCCTGAGTATTTTGTGTAGCAGTGTTTGCAAATGTTATAGTAGCAGTGCTAACTACGGCAACTAGAATTCCATTAGAATATAAAGCTGTAACCTGTCTGTCTCTTAAGGCATCATCTTTCCAATTTTCAATGACAAATCCAGATTTACCAAAAGGAGATTTATATATTGGGCCTGCAAGTACTGTAGTATTTCCATCCTTAGTAAAATTTAATTGATCATTTGTTGTATCGATCCATAAATCGCCCTGTCTTAATATAGAAGGTTTAGTAGCACTTAATACTGAAGATGATATCTCACCAAATGTTCCCTCTGGAGTATAAACTTTTAATCTACCATCAGCTGTGCTGTACCAAAGCTGGCCTGTCTGAGGTGCAAGGGGCGGAGTAACTCCTGCAAAATTTTCTAACAATCTAACAAAGTTAGTATTGAGTGCAGTTCCGTATTCGTCGACATTTTTACCTATCAGTGTAATACTGGTAGATTTATTATCTAGTGTTCCATCTACTAGATTAACTAAAACTGTTCCGTCTGATTTTTTTATTGTATAGGCCATGGCATTAATACTTTATAATATATCTTACTGTTGGTAACGGATTAGGCGGAGTAGCCGGACTTTGCGGATTAACCACTGTTACACCAGTTAAATTGGGTAATACCAAATAATCTGTAAATGTCCAAGACGGAGACGGAGTAGCTGTAGTTGGTTCACCATATGTAGTTCCTAACAAATCATACAATTGTTGAAATCCTCCTGCTCTAGGAACTGTGCTGCCGTCGCAGACTGCCCATCCATCTGGTATTCCTGCACCTGAATACAATGTTATCATCCCAGTCTGGACCATAGAAAATGCTGTAGATGTTGTAGCAAAATTCTTTGCATAAACTGTTCTGAACGGATTAGAGACACTGCCTATATCATAGGTGCCATTTGTTGCAGGAACTATACCTGTTCCTCCGCTACCTAGATATCCTACAATCACTTGCCGCCTAAATGTTCCAGTATTAGACACTGTAACATTTCCTAGTACATTTAAATTGGTACCAAAACTTCCGCCACCGGACACATTTACAGCATTAGATGCCGCCGATGTAATTGTTAACGTCCCACTAAACTTTGCACTTCCGTTTACATCTAAAGATTGAGTAGGAGTATCATTATTAATACCAACCCTTTGTAAATTTCCATCCAGTGTTAAAATTTCATTATCAACATCATTCTTTCTAACTCTAAATCTAAGCCTTGCGCTATCAGATCTATTGATCATAACCCCGTCATTGATCTGTTTTTCAATTAAGAAAGTCTGAGAAATATTTCCTATTTTTATTCCGCCGTCTGAATTGATTCTTAAAAATCCATTAATAGTACCAGCTGTGTCTGCTCTTAAAAAATTATCTGCAGGAACTGGAGCTGGTTGAGTTGATACCTGCAGACTTAAAGCTGTATTTGCTAAACCACTAACCTTTGCCGATGTTCCTCCAAATGCCTGCGTACTAACATTTAAGCCAGGAATTAATTGACTAAATCCTGTTATTGAAGGGTTAGGAGTGAATGTTTCTTTAGCAGTAATAGTTATGATACTATCATTAACATAAGTTAATACTACTTCGTGAGGATCTCCAAGAGCATCTGTTAAAATATCAACAAAAGTCCCTGTTCTACGAACATTATCTAGTTCAGGTCCAATTACTTTCCAAGAGCCAGCAACCCGCATTTTTAATCTAAAGGTTGCACTGTCTGCCCACAGGTCTCCGTTCTTAACGGTATAAGGTCCATCTACCGGATCGCTTGTTCCACTATATAGTCCCCCAGAAGGAGTCCACGTAGACCCGTCATAAACTTTTAAAATTTTATTGTTAGGTACAGTAGTGTCGTACCAAAGCTGCCCTTCTAATGGGCTTCCCGGTGGAGTTGTATAAGAAAAATTTTCTAATAAATGTATAAAATTTTCAGCTATTGCTTGGCCATAACCAGATGCATTTCTACCTACCAAATTAATACTAGTACTTTGATCAACGCTAAGATCAGCTACCGATATTGGAGTTTTGCTAGGATTAGATAGGTATACTGTATAGGTCATTTTTAAATTCCGCTACTTAAACTTTGCACCCTGATGGTGTAATCTATTTGAATTAATCTGTTTAAAGACTTTTGAACAGGATGGAAGATAACATGAGTTAATAAAAGACCGGTATTAGGTCCTGCTGTGTTATAACTTTTTAAACCTAATTCGTCAAAAACAAAAGGACTGTCGAGTGCGGTTTCGTTATCAAAAGCAGCCTGCCCCGCAGGTTCCCCAAAATCTAATAAACAGCTTACTAATATATCGCTATATGCTGTACCTGTAATGTGTCTTACTTCCATATAGTTTCTGCTTGGATCTAAGCTGTTAGGATTTCTACCATCTACTGTTTTGTAATAAGTTTGATCATATAATGCTGCGGCACTACCAGTTGTATTAGGAGTTAGATATGTTATAATGCCGGTAGGATCTATCCTACTTCCGCCTCGGCCAAAAACCATTTCTGCAATTACTCCGGACTCTTGATTGCTAACTCCGCTGGCTAATGCTATACTAAAATTTTCGTAGTGAATAGCGTTTCTTTTGTCAACAAATATTTCCTTAGATTCTGGATCATATATTTTAATATGACCTGTTAATCTAATATTCCCTTGTTCGTCAGGTTTTTGCACTTTCTTTTCTTCCATATCTTTTTCGGTATTTTTTTTATCTTGTGTAGAGTGGTCCATAGTGATATTTATCCATAAGTTTTAATGTGTTTTACAGACTAGCAGGTGTGCTATAATAATTATTTCCTAAAATATAGGGATATACAGGGCCACCAACATCGTCTATAGTACAAAAATAAGCATATGTACCGCTAGGATAATCCGGTGTAACACAGTATCTACCATTAAATCTATCTAAAGTACTAGGTACAGCACTTTCAATAATAATCTGCCCGGCATAATTAACATTATTACCGCTAACATAGTAATACGTCCCTGGAGTTACATTAAGCGTATGCCACCTTGTTTGACCCGTTGTTGTTCCTTGACCTACGACAGTTCCTTGAGAAATTAAATTAGAAGCTCCTGTACTAATTGCCGTTTTTAGATAAAATGGCTGACCGGATGTTGTAATATTAAAATATAAAATAGTTCCTGCCTGTACTCTAATTGTAGGATTGTTACCTAAATTGTTAGTAGTAGTTTGCCCGCCCACTGAGACTACTTCACTTAAAGAATAAGCATTAGTAACAGTTGTAACATTATATCTATCAACAGGGCTTTCAAAACCAACAAAAGTATAATCTTGGCAGAAAGTTCCAAAAGGATAAGTAGAAGTTGGCGGAGGATTAGCACCTCCCCTAACAGTTATTTCCCCGTATCCGGAAGTCATTCTTCTAATTCCACTAATACTGTTTGCAGGATTAATGTATCCGTAAGGGCCATATACCGGATACCCGTCTGCGCTTATACCTAAAATTTTACTATGTCCGTCTGGGTGTATTAACGAACCAGACAGATAAGGTATAACATTAACTTCCGCTAAACCAGTCGTTCCGTAAGTTGCTCCAGTATTACCAGATCCAGAAATCCATGCATCATCAAAGCTAAAATCATGATAGTGATATTGATTGGGAGGAGCTGCATGACCTCCTGCACCGTCTTCTCCGAAATTATAGCCTAAGTCATCGCCTGACTCTGAAGAGGCATTATATTGCCAATTAGGAGAAAAAGGATTAGGACCAGTTGGACCTCCGCTTTGAGCAGAAGGGTTAAACATTGATACACCGTTTAACCAGATGCCTATAAGTCCTGCACCTGTAGCTACCTGTGTTCCAGTAGTGTTTTGACCACCTCTATATGTCCAAGTTTTATTAAAATTCTGGGCCCCCGGAGTGTTTACTGATGCAACATCTCCGTAACTATGGTAAGGTAAACCTGTACCGACTAGTGTTACCGAGTTTGAAGATACTGTCCAATTTGATGATACAGCAGTTCGAGTTCCTCCTAATTGTACAGCAGTTCTAGAAGCTGTTAGATTTGCAGTGTTAAATGCAGTAAAGGAATACGACGGAGTAGTTTGAGGACCAAAACTATAAATTCTATTTCGAGGATAAACCTGGCCTACGGAAGGACGTTGATTTACATTTAGTTTAGGAAACACGTTTCCCGAAGTTACAGATTCTTTATTATAATAAAGATATCTATTAGGTCCACTCTGTAAGCTAGTTGTATCAGTATAGCTACCGTTAGAATCAAACATTTGATTTAACTTAGCATAATTTAAAAGATAACTCCTAGCAGTTGTTTGATTAAGGTAAGGATATACTTCTAATGCGCAGGCCAAAACCCCAGTAACTTGGGGACCTGCCATACTTGTTCCGTTATATTTTATCAAATACTTAGAACTGTTTCTAGAATCAAATGTTGGGTTCCTAGTGTTACTATTAACTGTGCTTATAATATTTTCGCCTGGTGCAAATATATCAACTCTTGGACCGCAATTACTAAAAGTAGATTTAGATTCATTCTTAAGTGCGCTTACAGATCCTACACAGATGACTTGAGCAGGACTATTTCCAGATGCAGCCGGTGTGGATCCTCTATGATAATAATAATTAAAGGAACCATCATAAAGGTAATTGTTATAATCTTGGCCTCCGGGTACGTCTATCTTGGCGCCATCATTACCTGCACTACCTACAACAATAATTCCGTCCGAAATACAGTCTGCAATGTCAGCGTCAACTGCTGTATATCTATAATTTATAACGCAGTTAGATCCGGATACTCTGATACCAAATGCCTGCAAAGAAGAACTAGTAAAGGGTCCGGCTTCGGTTACTCCTCGGTAGGTAACCGACTGAACATTTGCTATAGGAACTGTTGTACTATACTGCCAACTATTATTTAGAATCGTAGGGTTTTTCCTTCCTGTTGTAGCATTAATAGACTTATTATTATGAAAAACTCTTATGTAATCAAATAATCTTGTTCCGTCTATGAAATTCGGATTGGTCGAATAAGGGCTAATATTGTATATGTTAGCCCCCCTAGCCCATCCTTGAGTATTACCCATAATTGTTCCTGCAACGTGAGCACCATGATCATTTTGAGAAGTTCTATCTGAGATCCCGTCGCCGTTGTTATCAGGATAGGCAGCATCTACGTAAGGAGTATACACATAGGTACTAGAAGATGCACCTGTTACTGAAGGATTTAATTGGAACCAATTATATTGAATAATATTTGTACCACCGGTTCCATCTAAATTTCTTGCATACTCGGGGTGCGTAGGATCAAAATGTCCGTCTACTACTACCACATCTACATTCTTTCCGTCGCTAGTCACTTCGATAAAATTACTCTGACTAACTGTGCCGTCTGTTCCCCAATTTGTCGGATTTGTAGGTAGTGTAGATCTTAGCAAACCCCAATTCCTATGTGCATTATTATTGCTAGAATTTTTGTTCCAGTTAATAGATGTTTGAGTATAACAAGGGGATATTATTAATCCCAACTCATTAGGAGTTAATTCAACATCTAAAACTCTAGGATCGTTACGAAGACTCTGCGCTTCTTCTTGAGTTAAAAAATAATGTGTATTACGACTTATTGGCCTGCGATCTGCTAATTCTACTGTCCTGTTGGGAATATATAAATTACCACCAGGGGTCTCCATATCTTGATAGAATTGGTCAAGATCGCTTGCATTTTTTAGTGTTACAATATATTCTTTAACTTCGGACATATTAATTCTCTAGTTGATTGATTGTCAATGTAACAGTAATAGGTGTAGTTACACCGCTAAGATTTGTAACTGTTACAAAAACAGTTGTAGAAACAGGTAAACTATCATTGAACCCAATAACACCTGGACTAATTAATTGAGTAGTTGCTCCTGATGTAATTACTTCTGCAATTACACCACTACCTGGTGCCGGGTCAGTACCTTGTGTCCTGGCAGCATCAGAACTTTGTGCAGATGCACTAGTATATATTCTTACCCAGGCTGCGGCACTAGTTTGAACCTTGTATAATATATAAGATTTAAAACCAGTAAGTGTAGTTTGTGCTGTAGCATTGTTGGCTAACGATGTTGTAGTTACCGCCGCGGTAGATCTAGAAGTAAGACCAACTCCAGATCCACCTCCACCACTGCCAGTGAATCCAACAATAGCACTACCGGTGAATCCTATACCTACACTTCCAGTGAAGCCTGCGCTTGCTGAGCCAGTAAATCCCGGAGCCGAGCTTCCGGTAAACCCTGCGGCACTACTACCAGTATACCCTCCAGGACTTCCAGCAACACCTTGAGGGCCTTGGGCTCCGGCGCTACCTGTGAATCCTCCAGCGGGCCCTTGCGGACCTTGACTACCAATAAATCCTGTGTCACCTTGACTGCCTGCAAAACCAAAACCTGTGCTCCCCGTGAAACCATTAGTACCAGCACTACCTGTAAAACCAATACTACCTATAAAGCCGCGACTTCCCATAAAACCAGGAGTTGCCGATCCAGAAAATCCAAATCCTTGACTTCCTGTATATCCGCCTGGTAATCCTGGAATACCTTGAGGACCTTGACTGCCTGCAAAACCGATACCCCTACTACCAGTATATCCCGGACTACCTTGGATACCTCGGCCGCCTATTGAACCTGTGTAGCCTACAGTTTCAGTTCGTAAAAATCCAAAAGTTACAGCTTTGGCTACACCGTTTTCTAAAACAACGAATAAACTTTCGTCGTTAACTCCGGTTACTCTTGGCAGTTGAGAAATCCTTGTCATTTTATTAGCTTCCTTTTATTGGTCTATCATCATCTGTGGTCAATGGCAATCCATCATCAAATCGTAAAACAGTGTCCCCACCGTAATAATATATGTCCGGTGTAAACGACGGTCTTTCTTGAATAAATCTTGCTTGTATAGTCTGTCCTGTCAGTAGAGAAATGTTTGTAGCACTGGTTTGATCATACCAACTTGTGGACTTCCTCTGCACTAATAATAGTGGCTCATTTCCTTGAATAGGTATATTATCTGTAAGAACTACTGAAGTTATTATTGTAGCACTAACTGTTGCTGTGGTAATATTAAAATCAGGATTAATAATAGACCTTCCTATTTCTGATCCGCTATCATAGGCTTGAGATTTATCATGGGCATACCTTATGTTTCCAGCTTTTGTCGGTTTTTCTAACTTCCTTCCTCTGAAATATACTTCAACCTGATCGTGGCGCTCGGCAGTATTTACAAACGTTAATGTAGTTATAGGATAACCAATAGTTGTTATTGTAAAAGTACCGACAGTAAGTTCGTTAGTAGCAACTTTTAATGGAGTAAACCACATTCTTGTTGCATTAACTTGTAACACTTGATAAACTCCGTCGTTAAATCTAGTACCGGCAATCTTGATAGTTTGTCCTGCTACAAACCCATCTGTTAGATAGCTTCCTGTTACTCTATCAACATAGTTTCCTGCATTATCAAAAGAATGAACTGGGGTGTAAGATATAACTGAACTTGTTAAAATTTGTTGCTCATTAACAGTTTCATTAAAAGGTACAGTTTGCGTTATTCCTTGATCGGCTACCCAAGTTCCTATGGCATAATAATCTTTAGCTCCGGTACCGAATGTTGCCCTTCTTAGACCAGTTAATTGATTACCGTTTTTGTAATCGTATTCAATCCTTTCACCTGCAATAAAAATTATTCCTGGAATATTTTTCTGTAGATCCGGTGGAGGTAAAACGTTACCGTTTTCTACAAATATAGACGTATCGGTTAATTGTAGGGGTTGAGTCAAATAGGTTGTATCTGCTTGACTCAATCTCTTATAATGATTTCTACCAAATATATCTTTAAATATTTTATATCCAATAGTCTTTCCAGATTGCCTTTCTCCAATGGTCATTATAGTAATTCTTTGACCATCCTGATAGGGAATATCTGGATCTAATTGAATAGTAACCCCATCTTGTAAAACAAAGAAATCGTAACCACTTACTAAAACTCTATCCCCGATGCTGATCCAAATATAATTATCGTTAACTACAGGTCTAGATATCTTATATAACCCAGCAGAATTAATATTGAATACTTCTGTTCTTATTAGGCTAGCATCATGATTAGTAAAAGTTAAAATCCTTAATTGATTTGGTGGAGTTACATTGACTCTGTCAGTTAAAACTAGTTGATTACCAACAATAACAAATTCATGATCTAGTAACACTGTAATAGCTAACACATCCCCTACTTTAAAATCTAAAGGATTAACTCTTAAGATATTATTTGTTTGATCAATAAAGAAATTAGTTCCAGGAATTCTTTGTCCGTTTTTATATACTTCGATATTTGTATACCCAATTGAACCTGGCTCGTATGTCATTGATTGACTGATAGCATATGATCCCGTACTTACAGAAGTTACTTCATAATAAGTAGTATTTGGTGGAGATAATCTACGCTTATCTAATTCAACAATGGCATTAGAGGACTGAGGTCCTATATTGGCAGGGGGTTGCACTAATGTAAATTGTTTTTGAACAGTATTGAAAACAATTTGTTCTCTTACTTCGCTAAACCCTTTAAATTCAGCACTGAAAAATGCTGCCGTAATTGTGTTTTCACCTGTGGTCGATAACCCGTAAACAGTTATCTTAGCCCTAGCATCTACACCTTCTTCTGCTACAGATATAATGTATCCCGAACCAGAGAGTTGTGTATAAGGAGGTGTTCTAATACCGTTCACACTAACATACACACTTTTTACATCAACAAATGCACAGGATCCAACGACTGAACCAATACTTTCTCCTTCATTCGTCTGACTGTCTAAGCTTAAGAAACCAGTGCCCCCTACATCCATATAGGTAATTTCTATAATACCAGAAGAATTGCTTGTGTTTGGAAATGTTAATTCGTCGGTTTCAAAATTAATTGTAAATTCGCCATAATTTAATAATCTGTTATTCAAAGTTACAATTACTGATTCTCTATTAGGCGGTTTAATTGTTAATTTTATAACAGTAGGTCGTCCGGGTATAACTTGGCCTGACGCTGTGTAAATCATCGGGCTTCCACTAATTTCTCTAGTATAAACATTAACTGCCAGGCTTTCGTTAACTTCGCCTCTAATTAGTTCTTCTGGAGCATGAGACCTCCAAGGACTTAAAAATTGATCGCCGTCAAGATTTATATCTTCTGGTTTGATCCCCGAAGCTGAAACAAATAGTCCGTTAGTTGTAGTGAGACTTCCACCATCAATAATAGAATCTAAATCGTCTGTTTGATTGGCCAATCTATTCCAAGTTACACTTTCAAAAGGCAATGCATCCCAAGAAAAATCATAGGCAAATTCTTGAGTTACAATTTTTGTTCCGGGATATTCTACCCCCTTCATTAGTTGTTCTGGTTCTTTTCCAGGCATTCCAAAATGAGGATCATAATAATCTTCAATCCTGTCAATAGCTGTATAAATCTTAAGACTCTTAGGATAAGTTATTTTTAGAACACTATTTTTATCAGGTTGGAAGTTCAAAACTAACTTGGTATAAGATTTATTATAACCGTTATAAAGTTGTTTAAAATCTTCAAAAGTATAGTTTGCACCTAAAATAATAACATTGTCTAATGTAATAGAAATTTCTTCTTTGTTTAAGAAAGCAGGCCAACTTAATACAAATTCTTGCTGTATACCGTCGGCGACAAATGTATCTGTAACAGTCTTTGAACCAATTTCTCTCGATATAGAAATCCTATCAAACTTCATACCTACGGTATTTGTTCTTACTTTACCGTTAGTCATTATCGCACTGGCCTTAGCCAATACGCCATCTGTTAGACTTTTTCCACCTACTACCAATACAGTAGGAGTCTTGGTATAACCTTCGCCTTGATCTGTTACAATAATTTGAGAAAGCTTACCACCTGATATATAAGCTTCAGCTGTTGCAGTTCTTGTAGGAGTATCGCCAAATGCCGGTATTATTCTTATTTCAGGTACTGCGGTATATAATGTTCCACCATTTGTAACAATGATAGAATCAACAAATAATTTGTAATTGTCTGTCCAACCTTTGTAAGGATATTCTTGAACCTTAGGATTACTTGGATCTAAAATTACATACTTTCCTAGATTATTATCAAACACACTAGGTAAATCAAAGTCAGTTGTAAACGTTTGACTTGGTTCTATATTGTTATAAGTTAGTTCGTAATTCCTTATCTTAGTGTGATAGGGTTTGATTTCATCTAGATAATCTTCATACCATTTACTATCTTGGAACTTATAAACAGGTCTTTGATCTAATTCTCCTGCTTGATTTTGAACATTAATAAATGATGTCTTAAATGCCCAGTCAAGAGATTTTTGTTCTGTAAGGGCATATCTTACAGATGCAAAGAATAATTTATTCCAATATACTTTTAAATTTCCTACAAAAATATCTTCTTTAAGGGCTTGTAAAATATTTTCTAATTCAACGTCAGGAGTTTGATCATAATATGTTTCATCGTAAGGAGAAACTTGATCCCATCCTAAATAAGATTGTCTTAAATCCCATACACTTTCTTTGATTTTTAATGTACCTTTTTCACTATACATTACATCAAACAACTCATTGAATGTACCTTGAACTCCTAATTCTGTCTTACGCAAAATTAAATATCGATCGGCGCCGCCGTCATTTACCTTTACATAATCATTAGGTCGTAAAGTTAATTCTTGAGTTTGATATAATTTATCAACAGTCGATGCTATAGTCTGATACTGATTATATTCTGGACTCACCCAATCAACAAAATCCCAATATCTAGTAGTATCAAACTTTTGTGTTTGAACTTTAGACCATGATTTATTGATTACAGAATACTTTGCCCATTTTCCTTTTGAGTTTTCATCTGTTTGAACTATAACAGAATAAGGTCTAACATTTATAATTGGTGTTGAATAGTAGTTTGTGCCAGGATTCTTTAATATTAATTCAACTAATTCGCCAAAACCGTTAATAATACTTTCTATAACTGCTCCATTGGTATCATTATCAATAGAAACTTTAGGTCCTCTCCATTTTATAGGATTGTTATTAATATCATATTCGTAAATTTCTAATTTTCCATAACCATATCCGCTATCAATAATAGTTAAGGAATCTATTTTTCCATTTAATATGGTACAAGCAACCTTTGCCTGTCTTAGATCTTTAATTTCTATTAAATCGCGTTGACCTAAATCTTCTACTATTTGATCATATTCCCTAGAACTTATTTCAGGAATCTCATCTTTCAACTTCATAGTATTGAGATTATAAAAATCTGTAATTAGATTTTTCTCAAAAACATCATTTATAAAGTCTACAGAGTTTCTTAAAGCACTAATTCTGTCCTTAAACATAGATTGTCTTGGACGAATTTGAATTCCGTATTTTTGTCTATCTGGGAGAGAACTATCCGGAACAAGATTACCTAACCTATCCCTACCTAATAGGCTATCAACGAATTTCTTTTCTAGAATAGTACTAATATTTGATTTTGCAGATCCTTCAGCAATTAGCTCCCATTCACTATGCCTGTTATTAGGATTATCGATGTCATCTATTTGTATGTTTAGATAAATTACATCATCAATTAAAGACCCTTTAACATTTACTGCCGATAAAGAATCTTTGCTTAACACCTGTAGATATTTGAGGCCGTAAAACTTTGGATTTTCTATAGCAACCCCAACATCATAGGCTGATATTTTTCTGCCTTGTCTATTAGGTACATCAGTTTTTCCTTTGACCCAATAGTAATATAAACTTGATGTAGTATTTGTCAGACTATTGTATACTTTTTTAATTGCATACACGCTGTCGTCAGCAAACTTTGGTTCTCCTGTAATACCTAGTGCAAGACCTTGAGGAGTACCAGATAAATCAGCCCATTGGCTTGGAAGATACGGCGAACTTACCCATTCGTAAATATCTATCGTAGATCCTGGAAATAATTTACCCCAACTTTTGTTTCTATATTCAACATCCCCTTGCTCGTACCATACATATTTTACGGAGCTCAGATCCCACCATAATTCTCCGACTTTTTCGTCAGTCCAATACGATTCAACATCAACACTGACAGAATCTATACCAGATGAATAAACTGCTGGGTCAAAGAAAGTTTTGTATTTGATCTCGTCATCAGCAATTGTAGGTATTTTACCTTTAGCAGGATCATATATTTCTAAATACTCTTCAACACTATCGTCCCTAACATTAATAGTTTTTATTTGTTTAAACTTTGTTACGTCGATAGATTCATCTTGTTGCCTAATTATTTTCCAACTGTTAGACAATGGATCTTTTGAATTCCATACAAATACTCTACCATTATTTGATGGTAAGAATGTCTTATTGTTAGTTAGTGCCCTAGAAGCTTCGGAAGTCAATGATACTGCTTCAAAGAAACTATCTAAAAATACTGTGGAAGTAGAAGATTGATTTTGGTTGATTGCAAAGGCTGTCCAATAACTTAATCCTGTATTATCCGGATCTCTAAATAGTCCGTATCTAGTACCCGGTGTTGTAATATAAGAATTATTACTAGTATACAAAGGCAATATAGATTGAGCTGTGGTTAAGAAAGTAGCATAATCAAAATTACCTTTATATGTTTCTGCAAATTCTGTTATACTGAATACTTCTACAAATCCTGGTGCGCCGACATAGATAGTATTTCTATCAACAGCCACACTGCCGCCATATAAACTATTTTTAGTAACTGATTCGTTGAATAATTCATCTGAGAAAATGTATTTTGAACCATACCTATTGTATACATATGCACTGCCACTATCTTCAACTACACTACCGTATTGGGTAGAATCTGCATCAAATGTAGTTTCGCCGCTGTCAAATTTTATTCCAACAAAATAGTTCGGACCTTGGCTGGTTACTGTTAATATATTTCCTTTACTATCACTTTCAAGACTATATCCAAACTTAAGGCCAAGCGTAGCTGAGGGGTTATGAAGAACCTGAGTATAAGTGTAAGCAGTTCCAGTCCAATTGTATATTAACACCTTTCCTGGTTGATATTTTTTATCGTCGGCTGTATACGCAGACACATAAAGATAATGGCCCGAATCATCGATGTTTATCTCTGTACCAAAATTGCTACCGATAGGCAATACACCGTTATGATACTCAGCATTCCACGGAATAGTCTGCACTAAAGAATACGGCGCTAATGTTGCTGTAGATTGATATATGAATACTGCACCATTCCCATTATCATATTGAGGCGCTGCTACTGCGATCTTGGTTCCTACCAAATCTCCTGATATTCTTTCTCCAAATCTACTGCCTGTTAGTCCAGGAATACCTACTGTTGGTAACTTAATCTGAGAGGTAGCAGTTATATTAGTTTCTGTTATGAATACAACTTCTCCGTCAAATAAACATGTACCACTATCGAAAACAGTAAGACCTTCATCAAAACTTGTATTTGGAGGGTCAAATCTATTGTAAGCAACATTAAAAACAAAGACTGCACCAGTGCTACTAGTATGACCAGGAGCACCAACTAATAAAGGTTTTGTTCCCTTAACATCGGCTACAAAAATACTTGAACCAAAATTTAAATTATTTTCTGGTTCCGAAGAAGCTAAAGTTTTAAATCTTATTTCATTATTAGCAGAAGGTACATTAAAGGACATAGTAACTATTCCTTCTGCTACATAACCAGACATTGTATTAGTTGCAACAACAAAGTTTGTACTAGTATTTGACGAGTTCCTTCGAACATTACTGGCAAAGGGAGCTCCTACAAATATTAACCCGTCTTTAGAATCCAAAGCTAGTGCATGACCAAATTTCGCAGGTGTTCCAGATGTAGAATTATAAAATTGATCTGCTATTTTATTCAAACCATAACTAAATTTTTGCTGAACAGCATTTTCTGTAGCAGCATAAGAGTTATTAAAAACAAAAACTCGACCTGTTCCATAAACAGCATCATTATATAACGGAGCGGCAGCAACCATTACACCCGATCCTTCTCTTGATACTAATCTATGGCCAAACCTCATTCCTGGATTTTTAAGTCCGCTAGTTATAGTTAAAGACCTGTAATTGTCTATCTTTTCGTATACTTCCCATTTTCCTTTAGAATTACGATCAACCCAAACTTTTTGACCTTCTTTAATGTCTGCTAAAAATTCAGTATTAGCAAGATCATCAAAAGAATCAAATCTACATTTAACAAACTTAAACAACACTCCGTAAGGCGTAAATGTATTGCCAGGTATAATTGTAGATTCTACAATTATCTGATTTAACAAAGGTACACTTTTAATTTTGTAAACACCGTCTAAAGTATCTTCAAATCTAGTGATTGCAATAATCTCGCCTTCGGATAGCCCGTGATAAACATCTGTAGTAAAAAGTAAAGTTTGTCCAGCTATGTCAGTTTCAACATTAACAACAACAGGAGACAGTCTAGCATATCTATACATTCCCCAATCACCATCTTCTTCAAAACCTATCCATACAGTATCACCAGTTTTTATAAAAGTACTGGTTGTAAAATTATATAATGACGCCTTATCTTTGATAGCATAGTGTACATCTTCTACTCTAGCATATCCTGCTACAGGTAATACATAATCATTTTCCGCATAAGTTTGCGACTTAGTTGCAAATACCGAAGAAATATCAAAATCCTGCGGCTTCATTGATAACTTGTCTTCTGTTATATAATTTGTTATATCAAAATCTATGCCGGGTTCCGATGCAACAAATTTTATAACTTGGCTGTTATCCAAAAATTTGTTTTCTTCTAAAGGAAACTCTAGCTCATCTAAGCTAGAATAAGCACCAAAATGTCCAACTCTAAATGCCCATTCTTCATTAAAGTCAATTTTTCCTTGAAGATTATTTACACTAGCTTTGGCTAATTTTTCTAAAGCATTACGAGTGCCCTTTTCTCTAATAAATCCTTGGTAAAATTTATATTGAGCAATAGGATCGATGAATATATTAGATAGATAGACTCTAGAACTATAACCAATTAAATGCTGTGCTAACTGTTGTTGGCTTACATCAAAATTATCAATATCTAAACTATAAAAATCTTCAAACTGATTAATTTTATAATCAAAATTAGGTATTAATTGAGCTACAGGTTTGTTCCCTAACAAGCTCCAATCAGTGTAATTAAACTTTTCAGTTCCAGAAAGATTCTTTATTAAACTGTAATAATTTCCGGTATATTCTACAACGTCGCCTGCAAGATAATCAGTATAAGGCGTCCATTTTTTAATAACGGAGCTATCGTATACAAATCCCGGACTGAAATAATCTCCATTCCATTCAGACGTTTTAAATCCAATTAATCTTATTCTTCGCTGTCTATAACCCTTTTCAGTGTCATAAATTACATCATTAAACCTACTACGATTATTCAAAATTAAAACATGTTCTTTTTGTACTAATCTTAATCTTATAAAGAAAATACCTTCTTCTTCTCGATCAGTAGTAATAGTACATGTAGCTTCATTTCTTATTAAATTAAAATCTTCTTTAGGAAATGCATTACCGCTAGCATTAAAAATATTATATTCATAGAAACTATTAAAAACATTGTCTACAACAGAATCGTGGCTAGTAAAGGTTATCTTATTTGCAAAAGGACTTACTGCTATAACACTGTCGTTGGCCCAATTTTGAGTTGTCCAGAATAAAAATTCTTTAACACTAAATTTCCAATTAATATCTTGATTCAAATCAACATTGAAGTCATCGAATATAAAACCTTCAGTTTCTAAAAATTTTCCGTAACCTAACATTAAGTCGACTACTGCTTGAACTGAGTCTAATATTACACCATAGGAAACTTTCCTAGATGATGTTTCATATACATCGCTAATAGCCGCTGTTGTTCCCCCAACTGTAGGCAATACTCTTAAGTTAGAATAGAATTTTGAATTAAATGTTTGACCAGAATTATGATTGGTTACAACTCTATAAAACTGATTTTGATACGAGACAACATCTCCTGCACTATAAAAAAAGTTAGCAGACCATAATGAATAATCTTCAGACTTCCCTCCAACCGTTAACGATTTATCTGACTTCTGATGAATAGGATCGTAAACTGTAAAATATGGGTTAACTCTATCATATCCTCTAACAATATACTGATTATTGTTGTATTTTTGTATAATCATGCCAGAAGCTGAGACAGTTTGAACAGTGTTACCGACATTGAAGAAAATACTATAATCTTCTAAAGGTAATAAAACACCCGGACTAATACTATTAGGATTTACACTATCAATTACAACTTCAATTTTATCTTTACTAATGAACCCACCAACTTTATGCATTAAGTGGAAATTAGAAAATTTTAAATCTGATTTAAGATTATTAATATATTCTAGTGTCCTTTGCAAACCTGCTTCAACAAGAAATACACTGTAACCTGTACAAAGAACTTTCTTAGAATTAACAACATCGTACGGAACTAACAATCTTCTTGTACTTAAAAATAATCCATCATTAGAATAAACTATATTACCTATTTTGTCTTTGTTTACTCTACTGGTATCAAACATAAGACTTCCGTATAGGCTAGGCTTAATCAACGCAAGAATAATCTGCACTGCATAAGGCCAATAGCTGCTTCTTCTCCAAGAAGTTTCTGCCGGACCGTGATCACCAAATTTCCAAGATGCGTTTGAATCCTGCAATGCATCAGCCTGACCTAGAATATGCCAATTCCTTACGTCAACAAGATTACCTTCATCGTCTATAGGAAGTAAATCCAACAAACCGGGTCTAGCATACGTGGCGTGTAATCCTTGTCTCGGGCCTTGAATTATCCTACCTTCTGCAATATCTTCCCACATTAGCAAGTTTCCAGAAGTATAAGGAGCAGGACCGTACGCAGATTCCCACCAGTCTGGCTTATTTGAAAACCCTAACATTTCCCATGGACATAGGTGGGGCCTATCAGTATCAAAATACAGCTTAAATATTGCTCTCCAATTGCCCGGTAGTTTTTCGCCTAGAGGTCCATCAATAGATCCATAATTATAAGTTCTATGATTATTAACATCCCACGCTGTATTTTTTTCAAATTCAACAGTATAGGAACTCTTCCATTTTAAAAAGTCTCTATATACAAGATTAATAACTTCCCAATAATTATATTGAGTAGATCTAAAAGCACCTGGTAAAATTTTATTGATATCAAAAATATCGATGTTATAAGAAATTTTAATATTATTATAAACACGCTTTTCAAATTCTAATATAATATCATCTCTGTAATCATTAAATGCCACAGTCAAACTACCATCATGGCCTTGGATTACATTTACCGGATCTCCTGCATAGGTATCGTCAAGATAAATTTTTGGTTCAAACTTTGGATATAATCCTAACGAAGTAGGAGTAGGTGGTACAAAGTTACCTTCAATAGATTTATAATCTTTAACAAGAATTAAATCTCCTCTTTCTAACGGAACAAGTATTTCAAAATTACTACTATAAGCACTTATTTTATATTCTAATTCATTTATTAGTTGAGTTCCATTTAAGTAGATGTAAACTGCTCTGCTTGCAACATCCGAAGGAGAATAATCACTAGGTAAAGAATATGTAGTATTTCTAGAATCAGTAACTCTATAATTCCTTACAATGGCACCGGTTCCGTATCCCAACATTAAACTATTAAAATATGGAAAAGTAGTAGTCTTATTTTGGTTAAGTTTAGTTAATATAGAATCAAGTGCATCTATAGGAGAATCTGTCCTATCTACTTCTAAGAAAGATTTAATAAGACTGAATTTAAATTGATTATATTGGTCCGATACTAATTTTATTGCATCAATAACATTATTTTCTTTATCAGCAATGAAGTGTAAGGGGAAGGCCATAGAATTTATATTAGAAATAATTCTATTACCGTATTTTGCTATATTTGGTAAATCTTTTAAATTACTTAGACCTGGAAATAGACCTTCAAATTTAGAATCCCTGGATACCATTGTTTTAACATGATCCGACAATTCGGTTAGTGTAAAGTCTGAGATCCTGGCGTTATTAGGGTTATTAGTCAAATTTAATGGAACTTCATACAGGCCATTATCTAATTTAGGAATTTCATACTCTTCAGCTACTACCCAAATATTTGCAAAAATTGTTTGGCTATCATTAATTCTAAAGAAAGAAGTTTCGCTAGGTACAATTTTTGTTTCATTATTTTCAACAACTATAATCTCCTGATTTGAAAAATAGTTATTAAACAAATAAGTACCTTCAACTCCTACATTCTTATACTGTAAGGGAAATCCTAAAACAGGATCAGGGGTTCCTGTGCCTATTCCGTATCCGAATATCTTATTACCTGTAAAGTTTGTTAAGTAATATTTTCCCCCATAGCTATTGCCGTCTTTATCAAACAGGTCAAATAACGGGGGTTGATTCCTATAAGTTCTTTGTTGGGATTTTATCCAAAGTGTTCCATCAAAATAATAACTACTACCGGCATCTGAATTACCTTTGGTAACTAGTATCGATGAGCCTTCAACTGGAGCATCTGATTCTAATTCTAGATTTAATTTTAAATCATATTCTGTATTACTAACTACAAGTTGTCCGGTTACTGGATTAATAGTTTTACGCCAAACTTTAGAATAAGTTGCTCTAAAAACTTTACCTCTTACTAGAGGATCTGAATCAGCATTGAATATAACTCTATAACCTTCTTCAACTCTTACATGATCAATATAATAACCATCAACGCTTTCGGCAATACCAAAAGCATCAGTTGTCATATTATCAATTAAGTCAATGTTCCCTATGGCTGTATCACCAAATTTATAAAGTTGCAAGTTTGCTTTAAACTCAATAATAGGTCTAGTGGCTCTGTATTCTTGAGGAAAGTCAGGTACTGCGTTATTAAATTCAGCAGATGCTTTTATTACATCTGAGTGGAACCATCTATTATATCTAGTCCAAGGATTTAGATCTTTACTAGCTTTGTTAATTGTAATATACTCGGGAACTAAAGGAATATTTTTAAAGTTATCAAAAGGAAACTGATCAAAGTTAGTTCCATCGAACTTATCATTAACAAGATCAGCAATTACATCAGGTGTAGATAATAAAGAAAACTTGATAAGTTTGATAGAGTCACCAACACCTTCAACAATAAAATCAGAATCTCGATAGTATTCAGGAAATACTGTTCCCCCAAATCTAATCTTTAAACCATTAATAAATTTAATGTTGTTAGAAGAAGTGTAATTTATCTTGCCAACGATCTCATCTTCAACATTGATTGTTGAATTTTCTTGAGGCTCCTTAATAATAATTTCGCCTGTGCTAAGTTGCTCATCATTTGATGTATAGAATAATCTTGCTGGAGTGGTCCAATCAATAGTGAAAATTATTTGACCCTTTTTAACTCCGTTATTAGAAACATTGTTTGTATATTGGTCAGCAGGTCCGACCTGATTGGTATATTTTATATAAAAATTATGTATAGAATCAACTTCAAACACATAGGTATAACCACGATATAAAACCAATTTTTCGCTAGTTGTTAAACCCCCAAATACAAATTGAATCTTGTCCTCTGCATCTGTTACAGAAATAGTAGATATCGGAGCTACCTGCTCACCTGTTACTGTAATTGTTGAAGGGCCAGTTGGTAACCAATAGTATTCTCTAAAATTAATAAATTTGTCCCAATCTATTTTTGGATCGTAAGAATAGTAATGTGGTTGAAATAACCTGTTTAAATCTGAAACAGTTCCACCAAATGAGTTTAACTGATTAATTAAATCGTCAAATGCTAGAGTCTTTTTAATTTCTTGAGTTTCATTTTTTACTATAAGAGCAGGTTCTAATTGATATTGCTGCCTCAACGGATTAGTTTCTGCAACATAAAGATCAGTTGACTTATAATTAGGCGTGTTCTTACTACCAACAAATGCATCAATCCTACTTAATGCCGGAGGATTAATTAGCTGATCAATAGTACTGGTTAAGAACTTTCTATTTTTTTCTGTTTTAAAAAATGCAGGAAGTAAATCCGACGACCTACGACCTTTGTAATTAGAAACCATTACTGCTGACCTCCTGATGTAGTTACAATATTGCCTGATGATTTAATTTCTGTAGCGGTTAATGAATCAATTATTTCTATATCAGTGGCGCTGGCACTAGAAATGAATACTTCGTTCCCTTGACATTTTATCTCAAATAAACTTCCGAACGTTGAGTTTTGTTTAGGAACAATTACAAAGTTTGTTATGTCAGGACTCATAATATTCATTACATAGGTTGCTAATTCTGAAAAATAAAATGATTGACCAAATTCCCAATTTTCTATTGCAAAAAAATCACTAATTGCTTTTAGAATTCTTGCCTTTAGATCATTATCGCTTGTTGGTCTAGAAGAATTTCGAACTGCCTTAAAAGTTGCCTGAAGTAAAGGAGCCGCTCTGTTTCCAAAAAGTATCTTATAACTTACAGGATGAAACACTAATTCATCACTGATAGATTTTATAGGCGTTAAGGCAGAGCTATATAAAATTTCTAATGATTGACTTGTAGGGGCTAATGGTTCTAATCCTTCATCTGATATTAACCAATTTCTAAAATCAGTGTCATAACTTTTGGTTAACATATAGATGTCCATTAAATTTGTTTTACTAGGATCTATTCGTCGTGTCTCAACTGCTTTATGATTATAAGAAAACTTCAATCCTGATCTGCCCGGTCTAGCAAAATAATCTATCTGAAGATCAAAATCACCTAATGAGGAAGACCATTTTTTAACTACGTCCGCAGAAGGATCATAAAAATAGAAAAATTGCCCGTCCTCTTTTTGCGAATTTGGAACATTTGATTCAGTTGGATAAAAATAAAAATCTGTAGAATCTATTAAATTGTACCTTAATCCGTCCGACGAGCGCTTGAAAACAACAAACTTATCTTTAAAGCCCGATTGAACATTTATTGAATCAGGTTTAACTATTAATTCAAAGCTGTCAGGGTTATCTATTAACCCGTCTTCATCTTTATCATAAAAGCTTATTTTTACTTTTTTAGGATTTTGATAGCCATCTAACTCTAACACAGAATCATCAATTTGCCATTCTTGATCAAATCTTATAGATGTTGTTGCAGTAGCATCTGTGTTTATTCCTAATACTGTAATTTTATCCTTGATTACCGAGTCGTTAATATAATCATAATTAATTTTACTAGTATCTACATAGAAGGCAGTTTCTTTTTGGCTTTCAAAAAGATAATCGATAACTCTATACCTGACTTTGTATTTCTTACCTGTCCATTCGAATGCAATCATCCAACTAGAATCTTTGTTGGTGTTGCTACTATCTTTCTGATTTAATAGACTAAAATCTGATCTTAAGTCAATATTAGAATCTGAAATAATATACCATTCTGTTTTTTCTTGGTCTAGGCCTATTCCAAAATTACCCTTAGTCAACGAAAGATTAATAATTTCAGTTTCCAATGCTTCAGATATAACTGAAACAAATTTAGGTATAATTTCTTCAGGTACAGCATCAGTTGGTATGTTACCTGTTATAGTGACTGGACCAAGGCCCGAAGATAACAAGCCTTTGCCTTCATTGTATCCGTCTAAAACGATGTTTACTACCTTACTCCATTTATAATCAGTAGTAGCATTATCTGGTTTAAAAGTTAGTTTGCCGTTTGGAAGAAAATAGGTTTGCTGAGTTGAAGTATTATTAACAATGCTTGGGTCAGATCGCATAGGGGCTTTAAATTTTATCAAAGAACCCTCGGTAGCAAATTTTAAATTATTACTAGAAAATTCCCCAGCCGGTACAGGTTGATATTGATTAATACCTAATTCGTCTATTTCAAAGTATCCTGTAGTTTGATTTGTAGTCTTTGTTCCTTGAACCCACTTAATATTATAACCAGAGAAGCTAGGTCTAGTATATCTATCGTAGTAAAACGATCTAAACTCTTTACTCGTAACAACATCTTTTAAATTTTTTCGAATAGCTGTTCTTATTTCGTTTTTGGTACCAAGGTCATATTCAAAAGAGTATTCATTTGTTTCTTTATAAATTATTCCATCATTAGCAAAAACATTAAGACTACTATACTTTCCGCTAACATCTGAAAGTTCATAGTATCTTGAAATTCCGCTACTAATTCTATTAACTGTTTTAACCTTTAAAATATCTGTGCCGGCAGTTAACGGTAATATATTATAATCCTCACCAGTAACCATTCTATTTTGCGAATAATAAACTTGAGGAGCTTTTAATTTAATATCAGCATCCGACTCTGGGCCTGATGCATTAGTGACAGGATAATTTAGTCCTGCTAGTACTGTTAATGTATGAGTTTGACCTGCCTTATTAACATACGTGATGTCAAAACTAATATTACTTAACTGTGCTGGAGCAATATTATACGAGGATCCGTTACTCTGTCTATAAAATAGTTTGAAAGCACCTTTAGGTAAATTACCAAAACTTCCATCCGCAAAATTTAAATCAATCTGATCCTGGTCTCTCGTAAGGACTGCATAGATATTTCTACTTCCTGAAATACTGTTATAGATAACATTATTACCAGAAGTGGCCGCCACTTTTGTCCAAGGGCTATCAGGATATGTGCCGTCTGCGTTTAGTTGCCATAACCAAACATCTGTATCATTAATATTAGGAGCATCTATACCGATAACTTCATTTGGTACAGGATTATCTATAGTAAAGTCTGCTATAGATAATGTGCCTTGTTTAAAGTGAACAAAAAATCCAGTATTAGAACTATTATTACCTTGATTATCATTTCTATAAACAAAACTAAAAGCATTTCCTGGTTTAGGATTTTGTTCTTTTAATGAATCGCCCAGGTCTGTAGAAACAATCTCAAAAGTTAAATTAATACCATTGATAGATTTATTAAAAGTGTAAACTGGGACGCCTGAATTGTTTGTATTCAGTTTATATTGTTCTGTTCTTATACCTTCAATTACACCTTTAGCAGTAGGTTTTCCAAAAGATGATGTGCTAATCATTGCACTGTTCAAAATAGCAATAAATTGTTGATACCAATTGGGGTTAGTCGAATCGTTCCAACTAACTACAGTATTTGCAAGATTAACATTATTACTATCTAATACACTATCGGTAGTGAGTACTGAATTAATTTTTAATAAGCCGCTAGCAGGAACATTACGTTTAGCGTTATAATTAATTAACCTCGCTAATCTTAAGATGCTTTCTCTTCGTTCGGCAGTTTCTAAAAAGTTTTCTCTAGCATTTAAATCTATACGAAAACTTAAATTTTGACCTAAATAGGCAATTAGATCAATAAGTGCAATGTATTCACTGCTATCAATATAATCATTAAAATCCTCAGGGTAATTTTCCCTGAGATAGGTAATCATTGTACGACGTAAAGTCTCAAAATCGTAACTTTTGAAGTCCGCATTTTTATAAGACTGGTAAATTTTTTTCCAGTCTTCAGTTACCAAAAGTTTATTTGTAGTTGATGGTATCATAGTTTTTTCTTAAGATACCGTATTTATTTGTTTTATAATATAGGTATATTATTGAACAACTAAACCGATGTTTCTATCAAAGCTCAGCAGAATAGATTCGGTTTGATTTGTTTCTACATGCATCACTGTCATTTCTAATAATAATCCATAATCTTTTTCTACAATATTAACTGACACTGGAGATAGACGAGGATCGCTGGTTAGAATACGTTCTATGTCGCTTTTGATTTCTTCTTTGAGTTCTATAGTCAAAGGTTCAAATATGCAGTCCCAAATTATAGTACCAAATTCAGGATTCATCACCCGTTCTCCTCTTTTGGTATTAAAATGGTTTATTAAATCCTGTTTAACCAATTCTTTATCATATACCTTACTATTTTTAATATCAAACACCGTACTGAAGCCTTTGTAAAATTGAGATTGTTTTACAGAGTCTGCATTTGGAATTTTAGCAGGTTTAATGACTAGATTTTTGTAGGCCATAACAATATTTATTAACTAATACCTAGAGCTTTTTTGACCTTCTTTTTAAAGGTAGGTAGTGCAGAGCAGGCCTCGGCTTTGGTTATAACACCATCTCCGTTTCGATCATATTCAATATTGTCACTGTAGCTTCTACCTTGATCTCTAGAATACAATGGAGAATTATCAGGTTTTCCTACAGTTGCAGGACTAAACACAGCCATATAAATGTTATTCAAGCTAGGATCTTTAATCAATTGTTTATATTGCCTATTAAAATATTCTTCAACATAATGCATCTGCTGTTCTCTGGTCATAGTAGCTAGTTGACTCGTACTTGTACCTAATCCTTTAGCTGTACTTTCAATAAATTGAATTAGACCTGTAGCACTTCCTCTAGGATTTCTTATACTAGGACTCATAGTGCTCGCTGTCTCTACCATCATAACCGTTAAAAAGTCAAGATAATCTGCATTAAATTTAGTAGCTAATGCTTTTACTCTGTTTAAAAATCCAGTATCTTTAGTCCAATCGGGCGGTGTATTAGGATTTGTCCCCGGTACTGGTGCGTTTACACCAGATCCGCTATTAGAAGATGATCCCGAACTGGATCCGGAGGGCGCACGGGCCGCCGAGCTATCAGTATTGTTCGCAGTGTACTTTACTGGATCTAAATTTTCATGTTGGCTCCAAGGTTCATGCATTGGTACTCGTTGTAAAAAGGATACTGCTTCCCCTGAAGAATAACGCTCACTCCAATTTTGACTGCTAGAAGTTGACGGTATAGAATAATCAGTGAGCTTAGTAGTATTCTGAATAGCTTCTGCGGCATAATCAGCATCTGCTGCTTTAGGGCCATTATGATGTATTGTTTTAGCAGTGACTTTATAATCTCCATCATAGACCATAACGTTAGTTCCGCCTTTGGTTGAAAGCAAATTAATTGTACCTAAACTATATTGATGTATATTCCCTGCTGTTAGCTTTAAATCAGTTTTTGCATAAGATTCTAATGCACCATCTACAAATATTTTTCCTGTAACAGCAGCACGTAGATTAAAATCATTACCTGCATTTAAAGTAAAATTATTACCTGCTTTAATATTAATATTTCTTACAGCTTCTAGATTTATATCTCGATCTGCTCTAAAATTAAAGTCTGCTTCTGTATGAATACTGACACTATCTTGAGAAAAAATATCTATTTTTCCCTGAGCGGTCATTTCTATCCAAGCTGTGCCATCTGCATTAGCAATGTATATTAGATTAGAAGTGTCGTGTAATAATATTTGATGTCCGGCACTTGATCTTATTCTAACTAAATTACTATTTCCATTAACATCTCCGTCATCCATGACAAAAGAATGTCCGCCATTTCTGCTAATAGGTATTTCATAATTATCTTTATCTTTGTAACCTACAAACGCACGGCGGCCAGTTAACTGTACCTGACCCGGTGTGCTTATTCCAAACACTGCGCTAGGGATTTCTCTTCTAGCACTGCTTGACGATGTTCCACGTATTGTATCAGCTAGCAGTCCTTGTTTTTTTAATCGATCTGCAAAAGGATGCACTGGTTTAGGACTACTATGTAATTTTTGAGGTTGATCTTCTGACTCTTTTGTTTTTAAAAATTCTGCGACGGGAACAAAAGCAACACCCCCATACTCATCTTGCTGTCCTGGTTTCCATGCAACATCAGTACTAGCGGCAATTCCAGGTACCATGTGATTTTGCCAACGATCCTGTACACATCCTATCCAGTAGCCCTGATTAGTGTCCCCATCTATAAAAATACACATTACCCTTGTACCTATATCTGGGGGTATCATCCACATTCCATAGCTTTTTTGAACATCGTTGAACTCTTTAGGATCAGTACCTTGGAATTCTTTAGAAGTTACTCCATAAAATGGACTAAGATAATGTAATACAACTGTTTGACTTTTGTTATAAGGAGGCTTAGCGGCGATGCCGGCTCCTTGAATAATTACTGCTTCTACTCCTCCCATGTAAGTAGGATCTAAATGACTCTGAATAATTGCAATATAAGGCCCGGGAGAAGGTAATTTAAACGGTGATCTTTTTATAACTGACATTATGCGCTACCTGTATCTTGTTCTGTGTAAGAAGTAGTGGCTGAGGCTGGCTTTGATCCAGCATTTGTAGATCTATCTTCTGTACCACTAGCTGTTTGAGCTAGTTGACCTGGTATTCTTATTAACTGCAATCTTTGAGTAAACATCCCTTCGTTAAATTTACTTACAACGTTTATAACTCTAAAACAACCACTGAATGGAGATTTATTTGAATTAAATTTAACATAACCTGTTCTTTCGTCGATGTCGTCCGGGCTTCTAAACTCTACTACAACTATAATATCTTCAGAAAAATAAGGTGCTTCGCCTGTTTGGGTTATTCCTCTTTTATCTCCCATTTCTGGCATATAATTGCCCATGCCGCCAGTAACTAAGAAATAAGGATCTCCTAAAATTTCTAATTCACAGGAAACTTGATCTAAATTATCTAATATAGCCTGATGCATAGCGGTTACAAGTTTGTCATATTCATCATAAGACCTAACCCCTGCATTTCCTCCTACCTTAACAACATCGGCAAAACGAGGATCAGCTCCATTTGGACTTTGACCCAATGTGCTAGTTACTACTCTAGTTGAATCTTTATCTTCTATCTTGCGTCCTGTTTTATCTTCAGTAACTCTAGTGCTCGGATCAGAAAATATTTTTTGCATTCCCTGAGGATAGGCTTGATAAAATAAACTATTAAATGTTAGTTTAAAATTTCTAATATCTACATTCCTGCCTGTGTATAGGTAATCATATTTTCTTCTTACATATAAATTTTCTAATTCTTTTCTATTAATATCTAAATCTTGATACAAAGGTATCCTTGTATAATGAATGTTATAAGGTAAACACACATACCTGTACTTAAAAACTGGACGTTGTAGCTTTTTACTGTACTGATTTAAAGGAATAACCTCTAAATGTACGTGTATATACTCAACCATCTGATTTTTAATCACTTGATCAGGCAAGCCTCTAATAATATCTTTTCCGTACTCACTATCCCTAACTACACTTGAAATAATATCGGTTATTTTTGCCTTGGCCGGGAACTGCACTACTGTTTGATTAGCTTCGTATTTGTAAAATTTATTTGCATCAGGTGGGTCAGGATCTACTGGTGTGTATTCTTCTCCTGTTTCGGGATTAATTTTTTTGCCTGTATTTGCTTGTTCTGCTTTTTTTCTAAAATCAGTTGCATATGCAGAATGATCAGGAAACGCAAAAATTCCCGGAGATTGATACAAACTATGAATTTTTGCAAGACTGAGCTTAGTATTCTCTGTTGAATAATTGTAAGTACCGTTTGCATCTCTACTAGGAAACGCTATTTCATATTGATCAAAAATATTATCGTCTCCTTGATCTGTTTGATTAGCTCTATCATTACTATTGTTAATAGAAGACATTAAAGCCTGCAAAACTTCTTTAACAGTAGAACCCTCCATTTGTATAGCATGTTTTAAATTATTATGATCCCCGTGTCCCAACTCGTTTGTAGGTACACCCTGGCAACGATATTTGGTCCCATTTTCTGTCATCTCAACATCTACTTTAGTAATATTAAAAACAAAATAACGAGTCGCTTCTTTTCCTAATTTCTTAATAGTATCTTGCCCACTTTCGTCAGTGGTATATCCAATAAACTCCATTTTTAACAATAACGAGCATTAGTAAATTGGGTATGGCCTGCTGCCACAGAGGATACTTGTAATGCCTCCATAAAGCCGTTAATACTCAGAGGTTCAAAAATTTCAAAATTAATTTTTGTTGCCATAGACAAATTGGTTTTATTACTAAATCCCATTACTGTTTCTATATCAACATCATTGATGTAAAGATTAAATCGTCCAGGACTCTTTGAATTAAATCCTTCAATTAATCCTTTAGCTGCCGGATTTTTTGCACTGTCTGAATTTATTGGTTTATTCTTACCGTAAGAACGAGCGATAACAAAATAATCTGAACTATTCCGTAATGATTCTGGATTAGAAAGGGCGTCGTTTTTTACTGCTGCCAATGTAAACAAGTAATTAAAACTTCTAAACTTATGCAAAACATTATACTCGTTTGCATATTCGGCCTTAGGAATTTTAGACCTTAACTGGTTATCTCTGTCTGGACTAGCTGTTGACGAAGTTTGGAACGCTGTCCCTGATCTTCTGTTTACTTCTGGGCTATTAGCCATATTAGAATCCTAACACTGCTTTAAGTGTTTCAAGAGTAGGTAATTTTATTTTTTGACCAGGGTACATGTCAAAAATAGGATCTTTGATTATGTCTTTATTCCGCACCGAAAATACCCACCATAAATTAACATCGCCGTATAAATCGTAAGCTAAAAGGTCAGGCCTATTTTCATATTGAGGCAAAATCTCATATTCAATATCACTATCAAGACTAGGAATATTTCTAAAAGTCATAACTCCTAGATAATTATTCTGTATTTTTGTAGCGAAATAAGGACTTGTTGAAGAGTATGCCATTATAGATAACCTCTCTGTCTTAGATTAGGTGTAGCACCTATATAGTCATCTACTTGTTTTGCATCTAACAGTTCTTCTCTGCTGTACATAGGCAACATTGTAACTGTGATTGTACTAACAACAGGAACCATTGTTCCTCCAGAAGCAAAAGTAGAACCTTCGTCCTCTATAGATTTAGTTGCGTAGTAGTCAACACTATCAGGTAAATCAACACGAAAATTTTGTATAACTACTGGTACATTTTTATATTGCATATCTCCTAATGCACTAAATCTGCATACTGGAGGCGGAACACCAGCATTAGAATCTTGACCAAATCGCATTTTCATTAACGATCTAAGTAAATGTGTAGTAGCCAACCATACAAATGCGTCCGCATCTGATTGAACAGAAAATTTTCCTGCTACAGTAATAGGTCCGGGTGTAGAACTTTTGTAAAAATGTAAAGCATAATTTGAATGTGTGGGCGTATAAGAATTATAACTAGCTGAATAATCCTGTGTAATAGTAGGAGTATAAGGAAAAATAATTCCTTGATTTTTTACAAGTTCTAAACGTCTACCCCAAGTATAAGGAAAACTACCATTTCTAAAATACTCATAAGGCGGAATTATCTTTGCTCTAAAATCTCTGTCGCCATCAAATTTTATATCAAAGTTTGGCGTGGGTAGTTGCGCTGTAGGTTTTACTCTACCAAGCCTTAGCTGTTTTAATCCGTCAATTACAGGACCAAGACCGGTGGCCTTAAGAACAGAATTACCTAGTTCTTTAAGGTCTCCGGAGTAAGTTCTTATTTTTCTACCATCAATTTCGTCGCTCATGATCAGTCCTTTATCCACTATTTACCCAATAAATAAAGTGCTCAGTTAACTATGGTTGACAAAACTTATTACAATAGTTATACTCAGTAAAAAGGAGTATCCGTTATAATGACAACAATAACATCCCCAACTGGGCGGAAAGTAAAATACCTTAATAATAGAGATTTACTAGCAGAAATACATAAGAGTAAGTGTACTTACAGCAGTTTTACCAGTCCCGAATATAGTCAACATGATATTATTCTAACTAGTCTGGACAAAATAAACATTAGAACAGTAGCAGAAGCTAAAAGAAATAGAGCCAAAAGACTAGGTCTAGAAGCTTTTATGATAGCTAGAGCTCAAGGAGATAAAAAAGTTAAACTTACCGATGTTACCCCAGACTACAAAAAAATTCAAAAGACAGACATTGTAATTAGAATAATGACTTTTGAGCATATTCCTTTAGCACCTGGTAGGAAAAAAACTACTAAAACTACAGCGGATAGTCATGACAAAGTAAATTTTCCTCCATTTCAACATTGGAAATTTAATGATGCCGACGAACTAGTTTGCGTTGGAAAAAGCCATTGGAAAGGTACTTTAGACAAAGGTCAGTTTAGCAAGGACCACGGCAGGATTACAGAAAATCTTGGACGTATGTTTATTAAATTAAGTGAACGGTATGCTCAGCGTAGTAACTGGCGAGGTTACACTTATATTGAAGAAATGAGAGGACAGGCTATTTTACAGTTAAGCCAGATTGGTCTACAATTCGACGAATCAAAATCAGAAAATCCATTTGCTTATTACACTGCCGCAGTTACTAATAGTTTTACTCGAATATTAAATTTAGAAAAGAAAAATCAAAACATCCGAGACGACTTATTAGAAATGTCCGGCCTAACTCCTAGCTTAACTAGGCAGACTTCTCAGGAATTTGCCGAGGAAACTGCTAGACAAGCGGAGATGTACAAAAATATGCGTATGCCAAAAAGCGAAGAAACTACCGTCGAAGATGAAGAGGAAGAGACTTGACCTTGCTGTTAAAAAAACACTATACTAATAGTAGGAGAGTCTTTTGATGGCATTATTCAAGAAAGTTGCTTGTTTTACTGATATTCATTTTGGATTAAAATCAAACAGTCAAACACATAATCAAGATTGCGAAGATTTTGTAGATTGGTTTATCGATACTGCAAAGGCACAGGGAGCAGAAACCTGTATTTTTCTCGGAGATTGGCACCACAATCGAAATAGCATTAATTTGATTACGTTAGATACTAGTATCCGATGTTTAGAAAAATTAGGTGCCGCCTTTGAACAATTTTATTGGTTTCCAGGAAATCACGATTTATTTTATAAAGATAAACGTGATATTCATAGTAGTATATTTGGAAGACATATTCCAGGCGTCACTGTGGTTGAAAAAGTAGAAGTCATAGACAATGTAGCCTTAGTACCGTGGTTAGTAGGTGACGAATGGAAAAAAGTTAAAGATATAAAAGCCAAGTATATATTCGGCCACTTTGAATTGCCGTTATTCTATATGAACGCAATGGTTCAAATGCCGGACCATGGAGAGCTTAAGGCTAACGATTTTACTCATCCCGAGTACGTGTTTAGCGGACACTTTCATAAACGTCAAAATCAAGGTAAAGTTTGGTATATAGGCAATGCCTTTCCTCATAACTTTGCAGATACATGGGACGACGATCGAGGTATGATGACTATGGAGTGGGGTGGAAAGCCGGAATTTATTGCCTGGCCTGATGCTCCTAAATTTAGAACTGTAACCTTAAGTAAACTTATCGACGAAAAAGATAAGATTATGAAAAATAAAATGTATCTCAGGGTTAATCTTGACATTGATATTACGTATGAAGAGGCTAATTTTATCAAAGAAACTTATATTCAAGAACACGATATAAGAGAAATTAGTCTTATTCAAGAAAAAAATAATATAGAAACAGGCACGGACGATAGTCCGGATACTGCATTTGAAAGTGTAGATCAAATTGTAACAGAACAACTTCTTAATGTAGATTCCGAAACTATTAATTCAAAGGTTCTATTAGAAATTTATAATAATTTATGATCAAAATAAAATCTATCAGTGTTAAAAACTTTTTATCTGTTGGTAACCAGACTCAGGCAGTAGATTTCGACAAAGAACTTTTAACACTAGTGTTAGGTGAAAACTTAGACCTAGGCGGAGACGACAGCGGTAGTAGAAACGGCACCGGCAAAACTACTATTGTTAATGCACTATGTTACGGCCTTTATGGTACTGCGTTAACTAATATCAAAAAAGAAAATTTGATAAACAAAACTAACGGTAAGAATATGCTGGTAACGGTAGAATTTGAAAAAAATTCAAATCTCTATAGGATAGAGCGAGGCCGTAAACCAAATGTTATGAAGTTGTTTGTCGACGATAATGAGCAAAAGTCTTCTAATGAGGACGACGAAAGTCAGGGCGATAGCAGAGAAACACAAAAGTTCATAGATCAATTACTAGAAATGAGTCCTACAATGTTTAGGCATTTGGTAGCTTTAAATACTTACACAGAACCATTTCTAAGCATGAAGTCTGCTGATCAGAGAGAAGTAATTGAACAACTGTTAGGTATAACTATACTCAGCGAAAAATCTGAAAAGCTTAAAATAGAAATTAAAAACACTAAAGATCTAATCCAAGTAGAAACATTTAAAATTGACGGGATAAAATCTGCCAATGAAAACATTCAAAAAAGCATCAATAGCTTAGAATTAAAAAGCTCTGCTTGGTCAAATAAACATGACCAGGAATTAGAAAGCCTAGGAAAGGCTATTGTAAATTTAGAATCTGTAGATATAGAAGCAGAAATACTAGCACATGCATCTTTAAAGACATGGTTAGAAAATGATAAAAAATTATTAGGCCTAAAAAAGCAACAGGCAACATTAGAAACTGCGTTGACACAGGCCGAAAAGACTGTAAAAAAATATGTAGCCGAAGTAGAAAAATTACAAGATCACAAATGTCATGCCTGCGGACATGAGCTTCACGATCATCAACACAAAGAAATGTTAGATGAAGCACTAAAATATAAACAGGATGCAGAAACTTATGCTTTGAAAGTAGTCAATGATTACGGCCTTGTAGTTAATGAAATTGAAAAAATTGGAAAGCAAGGAGCAAAGCCCAATACTTTTTATGAAACCGAAGCAGAGGCATTAAGTCATAAAAACAATCTTAGTAATTTAGAAAAGGCATTGGTAGAGAAAAGTCAAGAAAACAATCCTTATCAGGAACAGATCGAAGAGTTAAAGAAAACAGCCATTCAAGAGATTGATTGGAGTTCTGTTAACAATTTAACAAAGCTTAAAGATCATCAAGAATTTTTATTAAAGTTATTAACCAATAAAGATAGCTTTATTAGAAAGAAAATTATTGATCAAAATTTGACTTATCTTAATAAGAGATTGGCATATTACATTGACAAGCTAGGATTACCTCATAAGGTTGTATTTTTAAACGACCTTACTGTGGAAATTACACAGTTAGGACAAGACTTAGACTTTGACAACCTTAGCAGAGGCGAAAGAAATCGACTTATACTATCTTTAAGTTTTGCATTTAGAGATGTTTGGGAAAGTCTATATCAAAATATTAATTTATTGTTTATTGATGAGTTAATAGATGCAGGCATGGATGCCGCAGGAGTAGAAGCAGGATTAGCCGTTTTGAAAAAAATGGCTAGGGAGAGAAATAAGAATATATACTTAATATCACACAAAGACGAACTAGTTGGTAGAGTTAACAACGTTTTAAAAGTTGTTAAAGAAAATGGATTTACCAGCTACTCAAACGATGTTGATGTAATAGAGGCAGCTTAACAAAAATGTCTGAAATGGACAAATTTAAGGAGTTATACAATCGTGTTGTCAACAATATTGTTGACTTACATAATTCTCATCTACGATTTATGAGGGCTCCTAGAAATTACGAATATGGTTTAGAGGTACGTAACGCCAGTAGGAAGATGGTGAAAGACAGTACTGAACTATACAGACAGTGTAGATTAGTATATGCAGAAGCAAAAGCGGCTAAAAAAGCAGATATAGAAAGAAGAAAGCAGGAAGCGGCGTATAGAAAACTGCATCCTAAAAAAACAGGAAGACCAAAAGGAAAAAAGAATGAACAACACAACAGTACAGCTACAAAAACTCTTTGAAGAATTTTTGAAAGAAGATGAAAAATTCTCTAGTGGAAATGCAGCAGCAGGAACTAGGGCTCGTAAGGCATTAGCAGAAATTTCTAAGGCTGTTAAAGCAAGAAGAAATGAGATTACCGCAGAAAAAGCAGCTCGTAAAGAAGCCAAGACTGCTAAATGATCAATGTCCTGGTATTATCAAAATCAGATAATTAATGAACTTCCAGATGACTGTATTGGTTTTGTTTATCTCATAACAAATACAGTCACTGGCAAAAAATATATTGGCAAAAAATTAAGTAAATTTTCAAAAGTAAGCTACAAAACAGTAAAACTTAAAAACGGCACTAAGAAAAAGAAACGTATTAAATCAAAAATAGACTCGGACTGGCAAACATATTATGGCTCAAATGATCATCTAAACAAAGACGTAGAACAATTAGGCACAGACAAATTTTATAGAGAAATATTATATTACTGTAAATCAAAAGCAGAATGTAGTTATATAGAAGCTCGAGAACAATTCACAAGAAAAGTATTAGAATCAGACGAATATTATAACGGACAGATATCTGTTCGTGTACATGGCTCACATATCAAAGGCAAATTAATTGGTTAAAGGCTAGCGCAGGCTAATATCGTGCGCCCTATACCTGGACAATCGTATCGCAGGGACGGAATCTTGTCGCCAAAACAAGGACTCAACTACTACCCGTAAGGATGAAGATCACTTAAATGCTGTGATTTAGTTGTTTGAAAAGGATTAAAGGCTAAAAAGACGCTCTTGATAGAGCACGTTTTACAAATGTGATAGCGTATATTTGTAAGACCGCCGTTGTAATGAAGACGGGGATGGAGGTACCGGACAACCGCCTCTGCTAAAGACCCTAACGCT